ATGACGTACGTGCGGGCACGGTCGAAGTGGTGCCCCGAGTCATCGTCGCCCCTTTCTCGGCGGCTGAAATCACCGTCGTAGCGGAGCAGCTGCTGCAGCCCTGAGCGTGAGCGAATGATGAGGTCATCCTCACGGAGCAGCCGGACAAGCGCGAACTCAGCCTGGGCGATGCGCTTGTGCGTCGCGTACCAGCCGGGCTGACGCTTACTATAGGTAATCTTCACGTTCATCTCGCGCAGCGCAGTGATGCAGCCCGCGTGGTTCGACTCCACGACGGCGCGAGCGTTGTTGTAGCGCTGGCAGACCAGCTGAATGCGTACAGCAAAGCGGTCAGGTGACTCACGCCCAGACCAGACCGCCACCTCTCGCAAGTCGTCTTTGTGAAACACAGTTAGCGCTGCGGGGTCACCCACGCTGCCGAAGCCGGTCGGGTCTGCGTAGACCTCGTAGGTCTGCCCTTTGATCGGCGCCTCGAACTCTCCGCAGCCGTAGCTGCCTTCGGTCGGGTCTTCGACAGCGGTCTCAAGCAGGGTGCGCAGCACTTCCTCGGGCATCATCGGGCGCTGGCTGCCGATCCAACCGTCGTACGGGTCGCACGGGTACTTCGAAGAGAACAGCCGAGTGTCTCCGACGAACTCTGACCGCAGGCGTGTTCGCATGAAGAAGAGGTTCTCGAGGTCCATGCCCGGACGTTTGCCCATGTAGTCGAGCTCATCCTCGGTCGGGAGGAAGCTCTTGGGCACCGGCAGCCGACAGGTCTCGTCCTTCCACCACTCGAGGAACAGCGGGAAGAACTGTCCGTCCCGTCGGAGGGCCTCATGCCACATGCGCTCATGGTAGGAGCCTGCTCGGCCTGGCGTGCTTTCAACGACCAGCTTTGCGTTCGGTCGCTTGTTGATGCCCGGGAACAGGTTGATGATGGCCTTCTGCTGGTGGATGGCCTCACCGAGCTCCGTGATGTGCAGCCGGTCGATGGAGTGACCGACAGCGGGGGCTCGCCCTTCGAGTGATTTGATGATGATGTTGCCGCCGTGGATGAACTCGAGCTCCTTCTTGGAGCCCTTGCTTCCTGCGGCCAGCGGCATCTTGACCGGCTCTGGCAGGTTCTCGTAGGCGAAGCGCAGACGCTTGAACGCCATCTCCGCGGTGGCGTTGGTGTCGGCGATGAGCATGCCGGCGATGCCCTGCAGGTACATGCAGTCGCGCAGCAGCAGGTGCATGAGCGTGATGGTCGTGATCTTCGCCTGACGGTACTTCGTCACGAAGGTCCAACGATTCGCCTCGATGGCGCGCAGGGTCCGCACCTGTGCCCGGGTCGGGTTCAGGTATCCGGTGCTCTCGTCTTCTCGGACGATCTTGCACATGCTGACGAACGCTTCAGGGACACTGAACATCTGATGGACAGCCGCTGCATCCATGTGAGGGGCAACGACAATCTGAGCGCCCTGTCGCATGTCAAACGCCTGTGTTCGAGTTTGTCACGAAATGTCATGTCAGGAGAGAACTGCCTCTATCAGACATGACCTGTTCTGCGCGCCATGTCTGTGCCCTTCTCTCGAATACTTCGAGGCCAAAGTCCACAAGCGCGCGAAGCACCTCAGAGCGGGTCACGTCGTCAGGCTCCGTGCGGCGACCAATCACTTCAGCCGCCACGTAGTCCCGAAGACAGTCAACACGGTCAGAAGTGCCCCGGTCGTACCGAGCTGCGATGTACTCTCTCTTGCGTCCCATAGGACCTCCTACGGGACCGTATCACAAGCAGAACACATGCGCGACGCGGGAGCTTCGCGCCCAGTAGACTCTCCCCACCTTACAAGGAGGCACCCATGCCGCTCATTCGCCAGGAAGAAATCTACCCCGCCGCTCAGTACCCCTGGGCACAGGCCGTTCAGATGGTCGCAAACGGCGCCGTCTCGCGTAACGACCTTGTCGCTGTCAACGCGGTCGCCGCTACGGGCAGCGTTATTCCGAAGGCTATCGCCGCGGATTCTACGGTTGTGCTTCGTCGTGCTGGCGTGATCATGGTCGCGACCGGAGCTGCCGCTGACGGAGAGTCTTTCCTGGCGGTGCCTTGGGTCGTGCTCACCAACGTGGACACCAGCAGCGGCACCGCAGGTGCCCCCGTCTACCTCAGCACCGGTGGCGACTTCACCAAGACCAAGCCCACCGCCGCAGGCGCTGTCGTCGTCCCGGTCGGCTCCATCATGGTTGTCGGCTCGGGCACCACTGACGGCACCGTTATGCTGAACCCCGGCGCAGCCATGTCTACTGGGCTTGTCAAGGGAGGCCAGTTCACCGTGGCGTCGGGATCGGCGACGGGCACCGTAGCAATCGGCTCGGACTTCGGCGGAGGAATCGCCGTCGCCACTTTTGCTGAGGCACCCACCAGCTCGGTGACGATCGCTCATGCCGCTGTCAGCGGTGGAACGCTTACGGTCACGTTGAGCGGTACCCCCGGAGGAAGCGGCGTCAAGGTCAACTACATCGTGTACGCCGCCGCGGCTGCTGCAATCTGATTCTGCGGCAGTGATCGCGTCACTGGCAGGTTGCTCCGCCAAACGCGAGAACTGACCGCTGCCCCCGTTCCTCCCACCTACTCCGGGGGGGCGGGGGCACTTTCGTTTACTATTGACACGTATAGAACACGGTTGATATACAAACTGCACGCACCCAGTGTTCGAGAGCGGGCAGCCGAAAGGTCCGACAAGACAGGTCCTGGGCAGGCGTAGAAAGTCGTTTACTACTCCGCTCAAACCATCTGCCTTAGCGCAGGAGAACACCGTGGCTATTTCTACCGAGGTCCTGAACACGACCTACCGACAGCTGAAGGGTCCGCTGATTGACACCTTCATGCGTCGTACGCCCTTTCTCGACACGCTCATGAAGAGCAACCGTGTCCGCCAGAACATCGACGGCGGCACGACCATCGAGCGCGCAATCATGACCGGCTCGCCGGCTCAGGGTCGCGGCATCTACAACGGCACCGAGCTGCTGAACCTCACCCGCAACAAGCGGACTGAGCAGCTCAAGGTCGAGCCGCACCGGCTCGCCGCTGCCATCGCCATCCCGAACCGCGAGCTCGCGCAGAACGATGGCCCCCTCGCCGTCATGCGCCTCATCGAGAAGTACCCGGAGGCTTTCATGAAGTCGACGGACCGCTGCCTCGAGAGCTTCTTCCTGAGCGGTGCTGCTCCGACGGGCAACCACTCGTTCAACACGACCGCACTCTCCGGGTTCCTGACCCTGAACGGCCTGTTCGCGGGCGGTACCCTCACCGGCACCACCAACGGTCTTCTGGACTTCCTTGAGCCCTCGGCACAGTCGGGCGTCGCCAACACGGTGCAGTCCCTCGAGAAGAGTGAGGCCAAGTTCTACTACAACCAGTACAAGTCCATCTCTTCTTGGACCGCTGAAGGTCTGAAGAAGCTGGGTCAGGTCATCCGCCTCTGCGGTCACTACGGCGTTGAGGGTTCCCCGACCCTCGGCTTCATGGACCCCGACTCGATGACCAACCTCGAAGACAGCAAGCGCGGCCACGTTCGTGTCCAGCTGGTTGACGACGAGCAGGAGAAGTCGGATCTCCACACCATCACTCACAACGGTGTGACGTTCCACGAGTCCCTTGACCTCGATCGTACCCTCTCGGTGTTCAACACCACGGCTATGGCCAACGGTGGCGGCTACGTCCTGAACCCCGCGTACTTCGAGTTCAGCGTCCTTCAGGAGGCCGAGCTTTCGGACTTCGAGGACATGATCGCTTCCCAGGACGTGGTCGTCTCGAAGTTCCAGTTCCACGCCAACCTCATCTGCACCAACCTCGTTGCTCAGGGCTGCTTCAGCGGCTCGGCACTCTGATAGGAGGCTACTATGCCTGTTACACGCGCATTTCCTGATGCAGTCACCACCGTAGACGCCACTGAGCAGTACGAACCAGGCACTGAGTGGCCCATGGACGCTGGCGAGGCCGAGGCTCTCGACAGCACCGTTCAGGGGCCCCAGCGGTGGGTTTACATCAAGTCGGGTGCAACCATCGTTGAAGGCAATCTTATCGGCATCAAGGACGCAACGGCTGATTACGAAGGTGTCTTGATGCCGGCTAACGCGCCTCTCGGTCGTTTGATCGGTGTCGCTCAGCACGCGATTGCTTCGGGCAGTTACGGGTGGATTCTTCAGAAGGGTTTCGGCGAGGTGCTTGCTGACGCTGGCACCATTACCGCCAGCCAGGCTCTCATCACAGGCGACGCTGACGGTAAGGCTGACAGCTCTGCGACGCAGATGGACGCGACCTTCGGGTACGCGACCGAAGGTGCGGCTGAAGACGCTCTCGCAACCTGCTTCATCAACATCTGACCCACTCCAGGTCAACAACGCCCTCGTCAGCCTCGTGCTGGCGGGGGCGTTCTGCGTGATACACTGCCGCCAAACAGTGAGAGGGTCGCATGGACACCAGTCTCAAGGCTGCTCGGGAATACATCTACAACGACCGCTCTTGGGCCAGTACGGGCAAGACGCTTGACGGCCGGGTCAACACCTGCCTTTTGCGAGCGCTGCGAGATGTTTCCGGCGAGGTGCCCGAGGCGCTGGTTCCTGAGGACAAGCACATCCACGTCCGAAAGAGTGTCGTGGGCAGTGACGATGACGTCAACGCAAAGATCAAGTCGACCACAGACCTCAAGGTCTTGCAGTTCGTTCGCTCGGGGACGTGGGTACCGACTGTTGACCGTACGTGGGACGGCATCATGCATCTCGAGGTCACTGACAGCGCTGGCCGTATTCGTCGTCGCCAGTGTCGAGAGTGGTGGTTGGCCAGCGGCGTGTACTACGTCAGCCTCGATCGCCCGTGGTTTGAGACCGGTGAAACAACTGAGTACGACTTTCGCATCTACCAGCCGGAGTTCTTCCTTCAGGCGAATGCGATTGAGATCCTGACTCCGATGCAGCTGTTTGATGACAGCGAGCAGCTGGTGGGTCAGATTAGCAGCGGCACCGCTCGCCGCGAGTACCTGCCGGACTTTCGGCAGCGAGTCCAGGGTCGACCCACAGACTTCTGGCGTGGTCGATTCTTTCAGCTGCCTTCTCCGACAGAAGCGCCTATTGTAAGGTCGGTGGTGGCTGTGTCGGCTGACCAGACGCCGGAGAGGTCACTTCCCTGGGCGGGTCCGGTACCCGCGGGTAAGTTCGAGTTCTGCTACACGTACGCGTGGGGCCGCAAGGAGCAGGAGTGGGGCGAAACGCAGGGACTTTTTACTGATTCGGAGTGGGAGAGTGCTCCCAGCCCCGTCAGCACTGCGTTCGACCATGCGGTTGAGTTCGACGCCAACGTCACTCCGCTTGCACCGGCCACTGCGCAATACTCCGCCGCAAGCGCGATTGTCATCGAAATGAGCAACCTCGAAGAGATGCTCGACTTTGTCGGTAACCCTGAAGGAATCCTCGCGGATGACGCAAACTACCCTGACGTTTCAGGAAACCCTCTCCGATTTGGTCGAAGTGGTTTGCGCTTGAGACTTTATGTTCGACGGTTGGAAACATACCGACAGTTCGGACCCGAGAAGACGTTTACCGAGACTCGAGCCACCGCCACGTCATTTAAGATTATCGAAGCAAGGCATCGCCTGAACCGGGTCGAAGCAGATGGTAAGTTCTACCTGTTGGCGGAGCTCAATCCGTTGGACCTCGATCCGATCACTTCCGACATGGCCACCGCGGCGTTGAAGCAGTTTGTAGTCAGTACGTTTACCTGGCAGGGCAAGATGCAGACGGTGGGTAGTGACAAGGCGATTGTGCCTGACCCGACGCGCCAGCTGGTCAAGAGCACCGGCTACTACGCCTACCACATCTGGCCGACGCCGGACCAGAACTACGACATCGACGCACAGGTGTTGATGCAGCCCAAGGAGCTGGTCAACGACCAGGACCAGGTGCCAATCAAGCAGGAAGCATTCAGTGCTTTCCTCGAGCTTGCGCTGGCGTACATGAGCCGGCTGGACGGTGTCGATCAGAACAGCGAGATGAAGCACCGAGCGCTGTACCGTCAGCTCGTGCGCCGTTTTCGGTCGCAGCACGGCGACAACAACGGGATCGTCGAGAACCGTGCCTGGGGCGACATTCGCCCACGCTACCGGTATGGCACGTTCAGCGAAGGCTGAGCGTGATACACTCCGGCGTCACCTAAAGGAGCAACAACATGGCAAACGCGCCGCATTACGGTAATCCTCCCAAGATCGGTCAGGTCTTCTGCCGCGACGACGAACACATGGGCCGCTACGAAGCGATGCTCGTGTGGCTCAACGTCCGCGACGGAGGTCACTGGGACGGGATGCTGGTCACCAACGAGAACTTCTTCCCCGTGTCCTCGAACCGGTTCACGCAGGCGGTCCATCACACGGACTGGCGTCCGGTGGATTGGGTGTGGAGCGACGGCGCGTTCCTGTTTGCCCCCGGCCACCTTGAGTGGAGTCAGGAAAAGTCGCAGTGGGTCGAGCGGTCGACGCCAGCAGTTGCCGCTCCCGCGTCTGCGCTTCCTTCGAGGAAGGTCCTTCCCGAGCCGAAGAAGCAGGAGCATCATGCTACCTGGCGCGCACGGTGCCGCCGCAAGTTCCCGGCGCTCGATAGCGACGAAGGTCTCGCCCTGCTCGGCGAGGTCTGGAACGAGTACAAGACGAAGGGGTAAGGAATGGCTGGACCTGGTCAGCGCGCGGTCTCACAGGTCCGCATTCAGAGCGGGCAGGCTCAGGTCCAGTACGCTCCGACGAACCTCGCGTACAAGATCAAGAACCTCGAGTTGACCCCGGAGGGAACCCTCCGGGCGATTCGGGGCTCTTGCCCGTACGAGCCTAACCGTGGTGGTGACCAGTACGGCGCCAGCGCAAAGTCGCTACAGAACGGCTTTGACGTTTTCGGCCGCATCTTGAGCATTCAAGACGTAACCAAGATCTACGGCATCTTCCACGCGGGGTTGCTGCAGGGGAAGGCTCCGACGCTGATCGTGCGCGCAGGCACAGCGCTGTACCTGCACGCAGGCTGGCGCCGCTCTTGGAAGCGCATCTACCCCGTTAATCCAGACGACCAGGGACTGACCGACGACGGGCGCGCCGGCTATCCAGACATGTTCACCGTGGTCAACAACACCATCGTGTGGTCAAACGGCATCGACCCAGCGCTGGTTATCTCGTACGACGGGATGGTTGTGCCTTTGGGTTTCAGTAAACCCCCAGGTCCGCCCGAAGCGTCAGGTCCTCAGCAGCCCGGCGACATCATCAAAGACTACCCGAATCAGGACGGCTACACGTGGCCAGGCCGCATCGGGACCATTGGCGACTACGTTGACAACAACGATGGCGCTGTGCTCGCTGGTCGTTGGAAGTACGCGGCGGCTTATGAAGACATTCACGGAAACATCTCACCGTTGTCGGGCGAGAGTGTCGAGATTTCGATCGCGCTGCAGCGAGCGAATGCGTTTGTGGAGATTGACACGAGCGTAAGCCCCGACCTGAAGAAGTTCGATCGAAGCACGTTGCTCGACAACCTGCCTCGGCAGTTTGTGGTCAAGGGGTCGGGAGATGCGCCTGAGCATGCGGTCGCTACGCGGCTGTATCGTACGCCCGACGGCAACCGATTCCCTGGCACCTACCGACTGGTGACCCGAATGGCGGGCACAAAGAGCTTTGTCTACGCAGACAACGTGCCGGACAGCCGCTTGGGTGAGCCCGCGAAGGACTACCTGCCGACACCTCGGTTCAGTTCGATGACTTCGCACGCAGGGTCGTTGGTCGTCGCTGAGGGGCCCTACGTCATGCGCAGTGAGGTCGGTTACCCCGGCACCTTCCCTGCGGAGTTCGCGACGACGCCTGACCCTGACGGAGCCATTGTGACTGCGCTTGCCAGCCACGCGGGCAGGCTCATCGCGTTTACCGAGCGGGCGATGATCGACATCACCGACCCGACCGCACCGCCGCAGGTCATGGTGCGCGGTATCGGTTGTGTAGCTCCACGGTCGCTTCAGGGGCTGCCGGACGGGACGCTTATCTGGCTTAGCCGTGACGCCTTCTACGGATGGAATCCCGAGAAGGGCCTGATGAAGCTGAGCGATCCGATTCATCGACTGGTGAAGACGGAGCTTGCCACGGGGTCACTGCGCAATGCGGTGTCTATCATTGAGCCTGAGAGCCGTGACTATCGCTGCGCAGTGGCCAAGGCCGGGGAGTTCGACAATGAGCTCATCTTGGCTTTTGACGGACAGGGCTGGAGAGAGATTGAGCTCGGGTACAAGGTCAGCGACATGTGCATCACTGACGACCCCCGATACCTGGTGCTGTTTGCTGGAGGGTCTCGCCGCTCGGTCCCCGCTGCGATTGGTAGTGGACTTTCTCTACAAGCGACCTCTTACGACGTCTACGTCATGAGTCATGAGACTACCGTCAGCTCGGGACCTCAACTGACTTACGAGTTCCAGAGTGCGTGGCTACGTGGCGACGACAACGCGCTGCAGCCGATCCATGTACACAACCTGTACATCGGCATGATCGACGAGGTCAACGAGACTCTCGACGTAGAAATATTCTCGAATGGGTCATTCGAGCCTGACACAGACAGTCCGCGCAAGCTCAAGTCTGTCGGCGTGAAGATTGAGGACCTTCTCGGGGACTTCGTCTTGGGGCAGGGGAAGGCGCACTCACGTCGACTGTACTGGCGACGTGTCCCCATCGGGCTGCAGAGCGTCAACACCTGGGCGTTTAAGCTCAAGTCTAAGACGCCGTTTCACATCGCGTCGTTCGCTTTCCAGACGTCGTTTGCGACCATGGGCGACCAGCTCGCCCGCATCCCTCTGGGCGAGGACGAGTAATGTCTGGTGATTACCTGTTCCCTAAGCGGAAGTTCAAGAAAGGTGAGCCGCTCGACAAGGTTGAGCTGAACGACGCGCTGCAAGTGGCCGCTGAGCGACTGAACGGTCATCTGGGGCCACACAACATTCGGGCGCCTCTGGCGACATCTTTGTCGTCTGCCGCCGGTACGTTCTTTCGAACTAAGACAGTTTCGGTTGGGTCTGACCCTCTTCTGGTAAACGGCGCTGGTTCTACGCCAGGTAAGAGTCCGCAGCCTGGCGCTGCCGGAGCGTTTCTTCTGGAGCAAACAACGGGCTGGCAGCCAGTGACAGGCGCTGAAGACATGCTCATTGCGGTGTCTACCGGAGCCTCGTCTCTTGCGATTACTGCGCAAGCTGCTCATTGCCTGGCGGGTGACTTTGACGGAACCACCGCGAGGTTCCGCGTAACTGTTCCGCGGTTTACTGACCCCGATCTCAAGTCCGGCGGAGGTAAGAGCACCTTCGCGGAACTCGACGTAATCGTGACGCTGGATTCGTTTCAGGCTGCCTTTACGAACCTGTTGGTGCGCGATTCGAGAAACTTCGCTTCTGCTGCGGAGCAGTCGAAAGAAGTCGCAAGACTCATCGCTGCCGGCGCACAGAGTGCGACCTACGCGCCCAGCTCTGACGCCGAGAAGGTTGTCACGAAAGGCTGGGTAGAAGCCTCAGGGTATGAGGTCAAAGCGGCAGGGCGCGATCTCATCTTCACAAACACAGTGACCGGCGCTGTTTCTGGGACGTTCAAGATCTCGTTCGCCTACAGCAACATCTCTGGTGCGGGCAACCCGATTATCGACATGACCGAGGTAAGGGAGGGCTCGACGTCTAGCGTGTTCGAGGCGTTGAGCGACCTACCTTCTGCGACCACCAAGCCCGGCGCAGGCACGGCAACCGCTGCAGAAGTGGTTGTGTATTACCCCGCACAGATTCAGTACGCTCTGCGCGTAGACGGTGTGGTCATTACTGAGACCATCACGGGACGCTTCGACAACGAGCAGGCGCCGCTTACTCCTGCGCGCATCGTTGACCCCAGAGACACCGGTGCGGTTGCTGGCATCTCAGGTCCGATGCTTGGTCGATTTCGAGAGCGTCCTGACGCGATTAACATCCCGATGTTCTGCGCGAGACTGACTGCCTCGGTGGATGTTGAGCCTGGCGACCACGTGGTCGAGCTGGTGGTTCGACGTGTCCCCACAGGTCGCCGCCGGTCGTTTACCCCGCCACCTCCGTCTGTCGGAGATGTCGACAGTTCCGTGACGTATCTTCCGGCAGAGAACAAGGTTTACGTCTACTCTCGGCAGCTGGCCGTGACAGATATTCCGGCTGAGCCGGTTGAATCTTCTCCGTTCGGTACTCCGTCGGTTGTTGCGTCGTACAGCGACGAAGATGTGGTCACCAAGAAAAACTTGGTTGACCAGAGGCTTCAGAAGGTAGCCGACGAGTCTAACGACATTCAAGCATTCCAGGTCGCGCGAGGAGCAATCAACGGTGACCACCTGCAGGGTTTCTCTTCAGTAATCGCTGCCGCTTCGGGCACAGTGGGTGTTTCGATCTTTACTTCGGCGTCAAACGCGTATGCCTACCCGCCGGGACCCGCGATTGCCTTCGGAAATCAACGGTTTTTTCACCCAGTTCCGTCGTCTTGGTTGCAGATGGCTACAGCTGATCTTCCTGTAGACGCAACCCCTCCGGTTGAGTGCGTGCTGACGGTAGAAGGCAACGTGTTTATCGAGAGGCTGGTTCATTCGTCGTTGACGCAGAACAAGATGCACCTGGGCGCCGCGTGCTTCTTGATCGCGATTCGATCGACAACGACGGGAGTTTGGTACGCCTGGAGGCCCAGCCTCGCATGGGTCAACAGCAACAACTACATCGCCTACCAGGTCAGTAAAACCAACGATGATTTGCACCCCCGCAGCAGCAAGGTCGGTCTGAACTACCTGTCGCGCTACGGTCCGAACGGAAGCAGCTCCGTAGTTTCGGGAGACGAGCCAGGAGATTTTGTGGATGTGCCGGTGACGGCGTACGTGGATTTCTCCGGGGTCGTCGCAGGTTCAGTGACACGCGCTCTGGGTGTGTCGATCGATCAGGTCGCGATTTTCGGAGCCGCCGCATGGATGGGACCTGCAGGGAGCGATACCGTTGTGCGTTGCCGGCATTCGACGATCAACGCTGTCGTAATGAAGTCGTGAGGTTGACATGGCCCAGGTAGTGATTCCCGCGACGTTTATCGATGGACAGGTGTTGCCTGTCGATGACCTCAATAAAGCGCTGTACTCGAAGACCCCTGGCGAGGGCGTCTACTCTGAGCCTAACGGAGGCATTCAGCTACAGTCTACGCAGAACGGCGGCACAGACTTTGAGCTCCGCCAAGAGCACCTGCAGCCTGAGCAGGTGGTCAAGACTCGTTTTGACGGTGGCTGGCATACACTCGACAACATGAGCGACGTAAGCGGCCAGACCGCCGTAAAAGCCAACAACGTCGAGGTAGCTCGTGACCAGGCTCTTCCTGGTTGCGGCTTGAGAATCTACGTGCCGTTCGACGCCGCTGCGGTGCGGTGGAATATCTCTTTCTTCTTTTACGTAGCGAAGTGGCTTGGGTTGAGCGCAACCGCGGGCGACGACCCGATCTTTTCTTCTGAGGGCGGTAGTATCCAGACCTTCTTGTTTGTCGACGGGGTCGAACAAAGCTCTTGGCGACGAGAATACCCGATGACGTGGTTTAAGCGCGCCGTCGCCGACTACGCGGCGGTTTCCGGGGCGAACGACAACGAATCCCCCTACTCAACGGAAGCAGAGCAAGCTTCGTTCATGAACCTTAGCTATCTGCAGACCGAAGTTGAGCAGGGGTTCCATGAAGCCTACCTGGGCTTCTACGTCAAGCCCACGAGGGCTTCTGGCGGAGGCGTCGCGAAGTTCTTGCGCGAGACGGTCATCAAGTACGACAAGTCGAACTCGACGGTCAAGAAGAACCTCGAGCTCTATCAGCGGCTGGGGATCGGTTGTCGCAATGCCCGCGTCGTCGCATTCCGATGACCGTGCTAATCTCATCCTCGGAGGTCTGACATGGCAGCGATTCTTATGGGCGTGGGCCTCGGCGCAGCGGTGATTGGGCAAACGGTTAGTGCCCGTCGTGCTGGCAAGGCTGCCGAGAGTCAGGCCAAGGCGCAGAAGAAGGCAGCAAACCGATACGCCAAGGCGTTGCGGTCGCAGGCGTCGAAGCTGCAGGGCGGAATGTCGGTTGCTCGACAGAACACGCTCAAGGCCGGAGCTGCGCTCGATCGCGCAGCCCTTGGTCAGCAGGCCCGGGATGAAGCAAAGCGCGGCGGTCAGAGTCCGTCTGTGGCCCTCGAGGCTGAGCTGGACGCATCGTTGCAGGCGTCGATGGCGCAGCAGCAGCAGATGATCGATCAGATGAGCCAGCAGGAGGCGGTCGCCAAGGACGCACAGCGTCAGGCGTTGCGGACTCAGGCCCTCCAGACCAAGATGCAGGCGCAGGCAATCGACCCCGAAGCGATTCGAATGGGCGCGACAGCCCCGGTCTTTGGTCAGATCGGTAGCACCCTCGCCAGTGCCGGTATGCAGGTCGCCGCACCCACTGTCAGCCAGCAGGTGCAGGCTGGGTCACTGGGTAAGCAGCTTGAGCCGATTGCCGGCGTCGACTTCAGCGCGGCAGGCTTCGACCCAGGTTCTCTCACCGGCGCGGGCCAGAAGGCCGCGTACGCGACATACATGCAGTCAATCACTCCCAGGTACAACCCCTACGGACCTACGAGGTAACGACCAATGCAGGTCCCAAAGAACCCGACAGCCGCTGACTACGACCGCTTCGTCAAGTTCATCTCGGATGGCGCGAAGAGGGGGGAGTGGTCGCTCGACGACGCTCGGCACGCCATGGAAGCGCTTGAGACGCGCAAGGAAGATATTCTGGCAGAATACCTGGAGTACGAGCAGAAGCGCGACAACGCCATCAAGGAGGGGAAAGAGGACTTTGCGGACAAGTTGCTGAAGGAGCAGAACGTCTTCTTCAAGCTGGTGATCGACAACGCCGGGAGTGGCGCGATTGACCCAAAGGCTGCGGGACGCGCCATCAAAGATGCTCAAGGACTGCTCGATAAGGCGACAGATCAAATCCAAAGCCAGACACCCGCTCAGGTGCAGGCCATGTTGGATCGTGGTTTGTCTGAAATCATCGCCTTCGCCGGCAAAGGAGGCTTTGCCTCAGGCGGACCTGACGTGCGCAACCCGACGGATACTGCGAAGATTGCCTCTAACGTCAGGGGAGTTTCTCGCGCAGCCGAGCACGTGCTCACGACGCTCGAAGCAGACCCGAACATTATCAAGGGTGAGTTGAGCGACGAGGCCTACCAGTCGTGGGTTGAACTGTCGAAGGACGGGAGAGCTGGCGAGTGGCTGGACAGCATCGAGTTCGACTCCAACTTGATTGATTCTGGCGTACTCGATCGACTGAACTTAGACGACGCTAACACAGCCGCGTTTGGGAACTTCCTTCAGGGGGCCTATCGAGAGGACCTCCAGTATCAAGCCATCATGCGGATGCGCGACGAAGCGGTTGATTTGGCGGAGAAGGCGAAGGGGGGCGAAACGCTGTCGCCTGATGAAATCGCTCGACTGCGCACTCTCTCGAACTCGATGGCACATACGTCTCTGGGTCTTGAGGGTGTCAATCTCGAGAGCGAGATTCTCGAAGAGGTAGAGGCTCTGGGTGAGTCTCCTCAGATGAACTACAGCTACTCGGGAGACATCAAGAATCGCGCCGACCAGCTGGCCTTCGCCAAGAGCGTGGCGTTGGCCGAGGACGGCGAGGCGCAGATGGCGATGCTGCAAACCGCAGGCGACCTGCTCGCTTCGGGCGTCGACTCGTCCGGTCGTCCGATCTACAGCCGAGGCCGCAGCCGCGACCCGATGTCGAGCAACCCGTTCATCCAGCCGGTGCTCGACAAGATGGAGATGACCAAGACTGTACAGACCAGTCCGCTGTTTTACCAGGTTGTAGACAAACTCGGAATGAACCTCGCGGAGGGCGAACGACCGACAACAGGTCAGTTGGCTCGCGTGCTGCGCGAGGTGAAGCGCGACAAGCGTCGAGCATACCGCCCTACGGGCACCTACATGGAAGTCGATGTCGTCGATCGCGACCGGGCTCTCGAAGTAAAAAAGGATCAGTTCGTATCGTTCGTTGACGAAGAATCTGGAGACTTCATCTCACTGGACGACATGCAGCGCCGGTCCGAGGCTGCGTTGTCTGATCGAGACACCAACCCCGTGGTCGAGTTCGACCTTGATGATGCCGGCGTGCGGACTATCATGGGCATGTCGCTCGATGACGACAGCGCCGACAAGGTTCGCGAGCTCAACAAGCTCTACGGCCTGGACCCGAAGAAGGCTGCAGGCTCCAGCGTCGTAGTCGACCTAATCACCAACGAAGTAGCCGTCATTGGCCCAGAACGTCAGGTGTTCTTCCGCGGAAACATCAAGGGCGACCAGGTCGCGGCCATCAACGACGCCGCGCTCAACAGCAACGTCGCGCATGTCGCAGCCGACCCTGCCGCGGTTCGTGAAGGCAAGTACGGTACACCGCTGACTTCTTTGGACGGCTTGACGAGGGGGACGCGCTACGACGCTCACCTGTACGCTCCTCCAGGGACGAAGCTGTCTATGGAGACGCCGCTTCGCAAGGTCCAGGGCTTTACTGCGCGGCAGAAGTACGGGGGAGACCAGAGCCGCTTTGTCGTGATGGGCGGAGACCGCAAGGGTGAGCAGATTCTGTTCTCAGATGTTCGCGGAGACTCGTTTTCTTCGATGGACCCTGCGGTGGTCGCTGATCGCATGGGAATCACGCCGGGTCAGGTTGAGCGTCTCCGTCGTCGTGATGATCGACGGTCTCGGCGTAGCCGATCGGAGTACAAGAAGGGCAAGGGCACCTACTCGAGTGAGCCGATTGCCCGAGAGAAGACTCCGATGCAGAAGGCGCTTGAGCCACCTCCGATGACGGATGCTGAGGTCGAGGCTACACTCCCCGACAAGGCCAGCCAGGTCACGCCTCCTGAGGCGGCGGCCCCCGTTGTTCCGCCCCCGGTTTCTTCGCCGGCGTTGACGAGCAGCCAGCCCGGCAGAGGTACGCCGCCGAAGGCTTCGGGAGAGTCCGCGCCTCCCGAGACAATGCCTCCGTTTGATTACGGGTATTCCCCCACGACGAGCGAGTACGCAGCTGCGTTTAGTGTTGCAGATGAAGAGGAAGAAGAGGCTGAGCGTCAGAGGGCTTTGGCCGCCGAGACAGCCGTTCCGATGAAGGGTAAACAGACTCCCACTCGCCGGGGCAAGCGAGGCGCAACGCCGCCGTCTTCGTAGTCGAAGTAGCCTCGGTCTCTCATGTTACACTCACCCGCAACCACGGGTGAGTGTCCATGTCGTATTTCGACAATCTGCGCAAGCGTGCCGGCTTCGCCATTGAGCCTTTCGCGGACCCCGAGCCGGAGCAGCTTCAGCCCCCCGAGGATGTGGGCGCAGGCGTAGCTGTCGATGCACCAGACACGCTGGGCGACCCTTTTCCAGGCGCACCCTCGGGCATCGCTAAGAGGCAGAAGTACGAGCTCCCCAAGGTCGAGTTCGATGACTTCGACCCCTTTGAAGCTTTGGGTAACGTCCAGTTTCAGGCAGAGTACGCCGCCGAAGTTGCCACTACGACAGGACAAGAAGCTCAACAGGCTCTCCGTGTTGCGGGTGAGCGCGAACTGTCTGACCTTGGAGACGGCGTACTTGGAACGACCTTAGGGTCTCTCGCTCAGTTTTTGCCGGCGACAGCGGCGAAAGCCCGAATCAGCGCCGGGGAAGGTGACGTCGACATCCCAGGCATCACTTCATACCTGTTTAATCCGCAGGACACACCGGAAGAACTCTTTCAGACACTGTCCGCTTCAGAGATCGACGAGTCTTCTGCCGCAGCTCAGGAGATTGCCAAGCAGGGCCGGCGGGCGAAGAAGGTCCGTAATGCTCGGGACATTCGCGCAGACATCATGGCGCGAAAGATCGAGAAGGAGTTCGTCAACCACTACGGTGAAGCTCCGGGCGCCGAGAAGTACGCAGCTTTTATCGACAACATCATCGCGCAGACCTCGACTCCCGAGAAGCGGAGGACTGAGCGTGACGCTGAGTTCGTGCTGCTGGACGCCGCAGAGCGCAAGATGCCCAACAAGGGCGGAGGGGAGAGCCAGAGCCAGTACCAGTCCGTGCAGCGCCGCGCGGTCAACCTGGTGTTGGACACGTCAAAGGCGGGCATAGGTACGGCTTTCGCAGACAGCGCACTTGTTCAGGCTCTCCCTAACTTCATCGACACTGTCCCGAAAATCGAGCGAGACAAGATTCGTTCGGATCTTTCGGGAGCGCCTTCGACCGGTTCGACTCTTGAGCGTGCGGAGTTTTTGGCGCAGTTGTTCAACCTCCCGGCGCCACTTGAGGTCGACGGACTTGAGCCGATTCCCGCGACGTTGGTGGGGTCACAGGCCATTCGGGAAACGATCGCCAGCAACGACTTTATCTTCCGCGAGAAAAACACTCGGTCGACTCCTAAGACCGAAGACCTCTACCGTCCGCTGAAGTCCGACGCGGTGGCCGACGAAGACGAGCAGAGCCGGGTCATCTATCTGGCGGGTCAGGCAGGCATTCCCGCCCCGATGGCGTACGCCATCTCAAAGACGGAGAGCACGGGCATACCCGATGGGTTCGCGTACAACCTGCACATCGGAAGTTCTCTCGACAAACGCACTCCCGAGAGTCGTCGGCGCACTCCGCAGGAGGAGGTCGCACTTCGTCGTAGTCTGCGCGAGGCTGGATTCGATGTGGTAATGGAGCCGGTTGAACGCGACGGCGAACTCGTCTGGCCGGCTGAGAACTTCTACAGAGGCGACGCCAAGAAGGTCTTTCAGGCGGCGTACGGCGTCAACGGTAAGGCGGCTGTCCAGGGCGGAGCCTGGGGCGAGTACCAGGTCCTGGGCCGGGATGGCGGTCTCATCGACGCCATGCTCCAGATTGACGGCGTAGAGGACGAGGACCAGGCCGCAGAGCAGGCGGTCCTGCAGTTCCGTGAGAACCCAAGCCTCATCGGCGACCAGTTGTTTGTCAACTGGTTCCGCCGCGAAGACCCGCAGGCTGTGACGGCACGGCAAGCGGCCAACGATGGCGACGTTGAGACCTTGGGGCTTATGTACTACGGCGATTCGCCTGACCCAAAGCAGGTCACGGAGCGGCGAAAGTGGACGACTCGCACGAAAAACAACCTTGAAGACTACGTCGGCGGGATGTTCACGCCGCCTGAGTCGGCCGAGGACCAGCGGCCTGAGGCCCTGGTGTCGGTGGCAGGCGCCACTCCGCTCGCCGAGCGCGAGGACCCTGAAGACCTCATCGAAGAAGCTGCCACCGCCGTAGGCGAGATGATCGGTCAGTCTGACTTCCGCGAAGGTAAGACTGAAGTTGAGCAGGCGTTGGGGCTGAACGCAATCCAGGCTTCGTCGGGCAGCGGGCTGCTGCCGTCGTTCACCGCGTTTGCTCAGATGTCCGAGTACCCCGAAGAGGGCACGCCGACCCGAGAAAAAGCGGTAGCTCCTTACCGTGAGCTCATCAAAGCAGGAAGCCCTCTGCTGGCGGATATGAAAGACTCGTTCCGAGCACCGGTTGGAGAGAAGTTCTCGAAGTTTGCTCGCGCGGTGTACCGCGACATGCTTGAGTCAGCGAGGCTTTCGGGCGAGGAGCCTGACGAGCGTGAGATCGAGATTGAGGCAAGGAAGAAAGCGTTCAAGCTCATGATTTCCGCCCAGACGGCGGACGCTACCCTGCCACCGTTCCAGACCTCGTGGGACTACATCACGGGGCAGACCGACGAACTGAGCCTCATCGACGCGATGAAGCCGCTGGTCGAAGTTGTCGGCGCAGTTGACGGCGGCTTCGTCTACCGTCAGGAAGGAACCGGCCTCGCATTCATGAACGCGATGGACGCTCCTCCGGTCATGGGGCAGTCGTTCAACATCGGCGTGGTCAAATACTACCTGTTGCCCGCGCTTGGGGCGGAGATCGAGAAGGCCCAGTCCGGAGAGCAGGGCCTAATGGACGCCGCAATCAACATGGGGATGTCCTCATTCAAGGCGTCGCAGCTGGGCACTAGCGTTATCCCAGGGGCCAGCGCAGTCACCGGAGGCGTTCTCGAAGAGGTCAAGCGCGCAGGTGTTCGCGGCGTGGCTGAGCGACAGAACTTTGTTGAGCTGGGCATTGAGCAGGGAGGCAACCTCACTGCTTGGGCCATGCAGCAGGCCTTGGACACAGAGCGCGGCCGAGAAGCTGTCGAAAGCCTCATCGAGTCGGGAGTGATCCCAATCCCTGCGGGGCTGGAGAAGGGCAACGTCGATCTGGCTACAATCGAAATCGCCCGAGCCGCAGGGTCGGTGTTGGGCACCGTGGGCGGCTTTATCGTCGCAGTTGCACACCCTGACGCTCTGATGGGTATCGGAGACACCAAGGCAGCAATCACCGCCGGCTATCGCCAGTTTAAGGCAATCCCCGACTTTGAGCGTACAACCGAGGCACTCATCGGCCTCCGGGGGGAAATCTACAAGCGCGGCCTCGGGCGTGTTTCTCGCACGGCTGAAATCGCCATGGGGCTTGAGCAAGTCGTTGCGCGAGACCAAGGCGGTAGCTCGACCAAAGCCGTCGCTGACGCCTACAGTGTACTGCTGGACAAGGTCGAGCAGCTGCGTGAGTCAGACAACCTCGACGCAGACCTGCGCGCCCGTGGTCGTGCTTCGGTATATGTTTTCATCGACGGCGAAGCCGAGCGTCGGATGGGGGAGATCGCCGCGGGTGACTCGATTCAGTCCGCCGCAGCCAAGGACGCGCTCGACGAAGGGTTCTCCGAGGTAGTCGCGGCGAAGCTCAAGTCGGTCGCGGAAGAGGCCATCGCGTCCGGCAACCCCCTGAAGAAAGAGGAGGGCAAGCGCCTGCTGGCTATCGTAAACGCAGGTATCGGCGATAACGTCACGCTCACTCCGAAGCTATCGGACATTAAGGAAGCGAAGACGCAGGACGGCAGGATTGTCGCAAACGTCGCGTTCAGTACGGCCGATCGTCTCGAGGCATTGATCTTGGGCCTGAAGCTCGACGACCCCTCAAAAGACTCGACAGCGCTTCGCCAGACCATTTTTGAGCAGCGTATGGGCCGTGTCCGCCCCACCCTGGGCAATACGAACTCTAAAGACATCGCAGGCTTCGCTCAAAACCCCACGCTGGCCAACGGTCTCGACGTCTTTGCCCCAGTCTCGGAGAAGGCGCTGGACGCAAGCCTCGAAGGCGTCAGGTTGTCGGACGCCAAGAAGGAGGAGTTCCGCGCGACAAGGGCTGCGCTGGAGGACTTCCACAAGCGCCTGAAAGCTGCCGTCGCAGACGGCAGCATTCTTGACCCGCTCGTAAGCGCAGACTTCAAGAACGAGTTTCGCCAGAAGAAGTTCAAGCAGAGCAGCTACAGGCTGTTTAACAACTCCGAGGAGAGCGACCGCGGACGCCGCTACGCGCAGGTGCTGACAGGCGTGTTCAATGAGGCGGCCGTCGTCACCAACAAGAGCGAAGGTCATCAGTTCTTGCGGCGTGGTCTCGATGCCGTGCTGACTTACTCAACCGAGCGAGGGAAGACAATCCAGAGCTTTTCTCGGAGCCTGGTCGACGAAGACGCGGTGCGGGCCGGAGGGTTTACGGACGTAGACGACTTCCTCGACCCACAAGGCTCTCGTCACTACGTGAACCGCGCTATCTCGGCGATGCTGGTTTCGACCAAGGAAGGCATTCTCTCGTTCGCCCTGGGCGTGCCAGGGCTGCGCCGGACGGTTGACCCCGCGATGCTCAAGGTCCAGCAGCGTTCGATGATGTCCACCGCGGCGCTGCATCAGATGCGGGCAGATGGTCAGGACCCGTTCACTGTAGCGGCTTCCGTGCAGGGCGAAGTGCTTCGTCGTCTTCGGCAGGAGAAGGCGCTCGCAGTGCAGGCGGGCGACAGTGTGCGTTCAGCCGAGGTCAGCGACCAGATCGACGAGGTCCTTACACCTCAGTGGCGCACAGGTCTCATCGACTGGATGAAGGCTTCGGCTGACGCCATCTCTCGCGGCGAAGACCCTCAGTCCGTGGTGAAGTACAACCTCCCCATCGGCATCACGTTGGGCACGGCCAGCGAGACAGCTCTGCCAGTGCTGCCGGCGACGCGCAAGTTCGCGCGAGGATCGTTCTTCCGGGCGTTCGGCTTCTCTCCCCCTGAGCAAGTTCGAGCAGGGCAGCTGAGCCCCGGTACACGCACTGTGCGGCCCCGCATCTCTCCTGAAGAGGAGCGCGCGGTCGAGTACGTGCTGGACAGGATGCTGCGCTACATGGCACGCGCGGACATGATGCAAAGCCCAGGGGCTGCCAACGCCAAGGTCGAGAACTTCATCAAGCAGAATATCCTGAATGTTCGGTCGGTGGACTCGCTGAACAACTTCGCGGCCAAGGCCACAGAGATGCGTGGAGCACTCAGCTCTACCCGCGATGCCATTTCTCAGCGTCGACATGGAATGTCGTACGACGAGCTCGCAGCGACAGGCGACACCCGTGCTCGGGTCGAGGTGCAGTCGGACGCGATGCAGTCGGTCCTTCCTCTGATGTCTGAGCGGGAAGCGTTCCTTATCTTCCACCGCACTTACGAAGAGCTCGAAGACATCATCGCAGCGGCTCGCCGCGGTGAGACCGGCGATGATTTTGTGGCGACGCGGCTGTTTCAGGACGCATCTGCCGCAAGCGCTGATGCCGACGAGGTTGCCGAAGCCCGGCGTCTGTACGAGGAGCAGGGGGTTGAGTCGCCGTACTTCAAGCGGTGGCTCGGTGACTCCAAGGTCGTGGACGACGAGGGTCAGCCGCTGGTCGTGTATCACGGCACCGCAGGTGATTTCGACGAGTTTGGTCGAAAGAGGCCGCAGGAGCTGGGGTATCACTTCGGAAGTTCCGAAGCAGCCTCGACTCGCCTTGGTCTACTCGTCGAAGAAGAAGTGGCGGCGCTTAGCGATACAGAGCGTGCGCGCTACTTCGAGGCAGTTCGGTCTACTTCTGAAGGCGTAAACGTCGTTCCGGTATACCTCTCGATGACGCCGCTGCGCGTGAGTGACTCGGTTTCATGGACAGGCGTGTCGGTAATCGATGATATGGCGCGTCGTTACCCTCAGTTTGCAGACATCTTTGGCGAAGCGCGTACGCGGTTGTCTGCGATTCCTGAGACAGACCTGGCGGCGCGTGCCGACGTTGTAAAGGACGCAGTCCGTAAGACTGGTCATGATGGTTTGGTTTATCGAAATGTGATCGAGGGTGGAGGAGATTCTTACATCGCCTTCGACCCAACCCAGGTCAAGTCCGTCTACAACCGCGGCACCTTCGATGACAGCGCACGGCTGCTCTTTCAGGGTGAAGACGTCCAGCGTGTGGCTCGTCGTCGCGGCGGTGGGCGCCGCAGGGTGGACCCTGATGCCTCCATCGGGTCGAAGCAGCCTGTAGGCGTCAAGACCCGTGCGGCGAGGATCAACGAGAAGTTTGGGCCTCTGGCGGGCACCGCTGAGCGTGCGGTACTCGCATACAATGGAGCCCTTAGCAGGGCTCGCCTCAACCCCAAGAGGACGCAGGCCCTGCTCGAGAAAGCCCAGAACGCGATCAAGCGGGCTTACGTCACGTTCTCGATGGGCAACGCTCAGAAGGTACCTGACCTGCTGCTCGACATTGCAGATGCCATCAAGACTGACGACGCGGTTCTCGAGGCTTTGGCGAGTAAGCCGAACTTCCATGGAGTCATGAGCAACCTGGTCAGGAAGGCGCGCAACCCTGAGCAGTTGACTCAGGCGGACGTTCGCTCCATCGAGACAACTCTCGATATGATAGGTCTCGCAGACCGATTTGACGCTCGTCGTATCGGCTCGTACACCGGAGAGGTCGCCAAGGCTCCCAAACGTGAGGCCGAAGCGCTGGCAGCGGTGGCGGATGCGGCTGCCCCGGCGGCGCAGCCGGTTGCTGCCGCTAAGCGGCTCAGGATGCCTGAGGCTCCTGAGCGTTCTCCCAAGGTCGGTGAGGTGCTCGGCGACATCGAGAAGTTGTCGGACATCAAGGGTCTGAAGTCTCAGGTGCTTGCGGCTGCTCTGGACCTCAAGGGCGACTACGGTCGTGACGCTGACGTCGTGCTCAAGGCGATCGACATGATCGGTCCTGAGCGACTCAACGACATCGCGCTGACGGTTGCTCGCGAGCCTGGGCCAGAAGGCCGGCGTGCGATGTTCGACTTCACCGAAAACACTATTCGGATCTACGAAGACGCCCTCGAGACCGGCGTTTTTTCCGACGAGGTAGTCAAGGAACTCTGGCGGTCGCTGACTCGGTATCTCCCCGAAGACGAGATCAAGGCCCTCTCTGACGAGTACCTCGACCAGCGCGCGATGTTTATGCGCGAGGAGTCCGAGCTCTTCGACGCGCAGGGCGCGTTGAAGGAGGGCGCTAACATCGACGACGTCGACCGACATATCCTCGACTTTGAGGATTGGGTGGTCCAGAGTATGAAGGACCTCGCGCTGCAGAAGTCGCGAGAGGCTGTGTTCCAGACCACCGGGGCGGGGAGGCTGTCGAAGCGACCTCTAAACGTCAGGGGCAACAGGGTCCTGAAGGTGTTGATGGACACGGTCAAGGGTCTCGTGCAGGAGTTTTTCAGCCAGGCGAAGAACCTGACGCAGATCATCGAGGACTTCTACTCGTCGGGCAAGTACACTGAGCGGCTTCGCGAGAAGGGCATTCAGCTGGTCGTTACGGACGAGGATCTTCTGCGTCGTCAGAAGGAGTGGACGAAGTTTATTGATGAGTCGGCGAAGGTCGAGCCGAAGAGGGCTTTGGGTCAAGTTAAGACGCCCGGAGGAAAACAGAAGGGCGACGATGCGGCAGCAGCGGCTGCGCGAACAGAGGCCATTGACAAAGCGACTGCGCGCGCTGGTAAGTCTGACGCTGCAATCTCGGTCGGGGAACTCAAGAAGCTCGCAGATCGATTTAGCCGCACCGCGTCTACAACCGACAACCCCAAGCGGGTTGCGATGGTGCGCAGGAAGTTCCGCGAAGGCATCGACCCTGTGATCGCGGCAGTTGGCAACGACGAAGCGAAGGCCCTGCTGACTCCGCTGCTCGAGGCTGCCAAGGCAGACGATGCAGTGGCAGATGCTCTGGCGAAGAGCCCTGAGGCCATCAACGCCATTGAAAACTTGGCGGTTCAGGCAGACGTCGCTGAAGACCTCGCACCCGTGGTAGAGGCGTTCCGCAGAGACATTACTGACGCTGGGCTCGGAGATCGACTGCCTGAGGTCGAGGTCCCTGCAGCAGTTGTGTCTGACGAAGTGGCGACTCCAGCAGCCCCCAAGGCCACGCCTGTCGCAGAGGCTGAGCCCAAGGTCGCGGCGGTGCCGCAGCCTGATGAAGGTGTCGACAATCTGACTGGCGCAGTCGCTGACAGAGCGACGTCGCGCGTGATGGAGATTCTCAAGTTCGAGGCAGGCAAGGATGACACGACCGTCAAGCGAGCGGTCAAGTTCGTCTTCCCGCGCGAGGAAGTCGCTCAGCGCATGCTCAACGAGGCGATCAAGGACGACGTGACTCGCGTTCTTCGGTCGGGAATCGTGGACCGTCTCACTGAGCTGGGCGTGACGGCGAAGGTCGACGGCGAAGAAGCCTCTGCAAAGCAGTTGGTGCGCTTGTTCAATGACCTTCAGTCGAAGGAGGACGCCGCGCGGTACGGCAAGGTAGACGGCAGTGCTGAAGCGGGTGACGAGCTTCTCGTAAATGCGCGGGCAGAGCTTGAGACTGACATCGCCGAACTCAATAAGCGGATTGAAGCTGCCGAAGAAGAGGCCGAAATCGGCAAACTTCGCCGTCAGCTTGGTGAGGCTGAGAGTGCTCTTGAGGAAATGGAGCGTGGCCGTGAGACTGTGGAAATCCGTCGCAGCGCTTCGAAGTTTCTCGATGACGTCTACGACCCTAAGCGCGGCCTGGAGAACGCACAGCGAGGCCTTGCTCTGGTCGAGCGGCTTTCTGCCGGAGTGTCTGCTCCCGGCGGAGCTTCTTTGAGAAGCATGGTCGGAGAACTGTCGCCCGAGGAGCAGAACGTCGCTCGCTACCTGCTTGAGCGGCAGATGAAGAACCACAAGCGCGGCACGGCGCTGACCATGGAGGTCAGGGACGACGGTGAGCTGTACTTCCAGTTGGTGGGGGACCGTCCGCTGTTCGACGAAGACGATGTCATCGTCAAGTTGTTCCGTGACGAGGCCAAGGCTCGGGCGAAGCAAACCGAAGCGGCGGAGGCCGCCAAGAAACTTGCGAACGAAGCAAACAAGAAAAAGAGGAACGCCCAAAATCGTCTCGCTCGGCTCGAGGCGGCAGCGACGAAGATCGAAGAAGATGCAGCGGTGGCGACAGAAGACGCCATGAAGATCGCCGCAGAGCGTTTTGCGGAGAACCTGCCGGATAGATTCGAGCAGGTACAGGCCGCTCAGACCGCCGCGATGGATAGTCTCCTTCCGCTTGACACGCCCAAGAGGTTGACGCCTACGCTCGAGATTCAGCCCGGTCTTGAGACGGCTACAGCGTCTCTTGTGGACCTGGAGCGGCTGCTGTCGGAAGGCTTCGATCGCAACAAGGACCGTTCAGCGGTGCTGTCGCTCATTATCGACACCGCAGACACTCTCTCCCCTTATCTTCGTTTCGACTTTCCAGAGTCTATCGGAGTTATCGACGAGACGAACAAGGGGCGCCTGAAGGTCGGAACGACCAAGCAGCTGCTCACCAACATGGTCGATACGATCAAGGCAGCGCTGGCCCCCGAGGACCTCGAGGTGGTTGAAGGTGCGGTGGACCTCATTCGCGCCGACAACCTCCAGGAGGCAGTTGACCTCAAGCGGGCTGAGCCTGATGCGGCTCCGGCTCCTGCGCCCCTGCCGACTACGCCGGCAGAGCACACGCCGCTCCCGCTTGATGCCATCAATCAGAGCACGCTGCGCACGAAAAGCGGCGAGGGCGTTCAGTTGCCGCAGCCCACGACTCTCGATGAAGTCGAGGCGATTGACAACATCGAAGAAGCCTTCCTCGACATGAAGACTTCTGAGTTGACCGAAGTCGCGACGACCCGCGGCATCGACATCGAGGACTTCCGTCGCGAAGACGGTAAGGTCGACTGGGGCGGGTTGGTTAAGGTCCTGGCGAAGCAGGACTCTGACGCTATTCGGTCGCAGCGTTTGGTGGCTGAAACCACGGAAGTCGAGGGTGCTACGGCAACCGACGCTGTTCGGCGCGCTGAGATCGAAGACTTGGCGGAGGAAGCCGCGCCCCAGATTCCTGTTGAAGAGGCTGTCGCGCAGCTTGACGAGGCCGCCGAAACACTGATGACAACCGGCGCCGAGGTGGCTCGAGAGCGACAGGTTCGCCTCGCAAAGCTCATCCGTGAGGCACGTGACCTCAAGGGCATGACGCGGCAGGAGATTTCCGACCGCATCTTCGCAGACCTGGACTTCACAGAGCGTCGGCGTATCGCGGAAAGCGGTGGTATCGACGACCTGGTCAACGACATCACCGGCACGGTCGATGTCCGCATCAAGGAAATCTCAAAGGAAATCTCCAAGCTGCGCACGCAGGTCAGAGTCGCCAATCGGAAGGCCGACGCGTCTTCGCGGGAAGTCACTCAGCGTAACTACCGTGACGCCGCCGACCGCTATCAGCGCCAGGCTGACACGATGCAGGAGTTCCTCGACGACATCATCCGTAAGGATCGAGCCGCCTTGGACGAAGAGATGCGTGTGGCTGTCGACGAGGAGGCTGCTCGGCGCGCGGCGGAAGCTATCCCAGAACCTGAAGCTGAAGTCGCAAAGACACTTGAGGCCGAAGTCGCGCCGGAAGCTGTGCGCGCGGCGGAGGCTGCGCCTACCGTAAAGGTAGAGCCCAAGCCCGCAAAGGTCGCCGTGGCCGAAGAGGTGGAAGAAGTCGAAGAAGCCGTTGAAGACAGCGCTGTCAATGTCGAAGAGATCCGCAAGAGGGTCGAGCGCTGGGACAAGGAGAACCGTCGCGACAAGCCTCCCGCACCTCCGGCGAGCGCGCCTCCGCGCGACCGTGGGACGGACGCTCCTGACGCTCGGGCGATGGTCTACTTCATGGACGACTCGTCGGCGATCATCTACGCGCTCAAGAACGCTGACGCTTCATCTGGCCTGCACGAGATGTCTCATGTTCTCCGTCGCCACTTGCGGCCGGAGGACCTGCGGGTGTCTCTCGACTGGGTCAACAGCCAGCTGCGGCGCACTGAGATCGACGGCCAGACTGTCGAGGCTCTGCCTGAAATCAGCCTGGACCGCTACGGCAACTTCACAGGTCGAGCCGACTCGGTCGTGACTGCGGAGGAGCTCTTCGCTGAGGCTCATGAGCAGTACCTCCGCGAGGGCCGCGCGCCGACGAAGGCGATGGACGCTGTCTTCAAGGTGATGAAGGAGCTTCTGCGAAGCATCGTCACCACGCTCGGCATTGTTCCTCACCGCCTGGAAATCAGTCGTGAAATGAACGACTTGTTCGATTCCATCTACGGGGCTCGCAGGGATCTCGACATCACTGAGCTGACGCAGGTCACTCGGTACTACGACACTCAGCGTGCGCTTGCAGGCGGAAGAACTGGCCTCCGTCGTGCCGGTCGCCTTGAGTCTGACCTCGTGATCGAGGATGAGCTGACCGATCGCTTCAGGCAGCGCATTCTCAGCCTGCAGGAATACTCCACGCGCTTTGCCCCGCTGGAAGGTAGGCAGTACAGGTTGGAGCAGTCCGCTCTCGGAGTGAAGACGCCTGGACGCGTCGGAGCTCTTGGTCTCGGCACGGGGGGCGCAAAGGACTATGGCCCAGTCAGCCGTCGCTTCTTGCCGATGGAGACGGGGGCGCGCATCCGTGGAGGCAAGGCTACCGGTAGCGACCGCGGTATTGCGTCTGTGCTCAAAGCCGCAGATTATGCTGCGGTGATGGCGGCAAACGCCGCGGTGTTCCTGCCTTACACTCTGCTGTACGGCACGGACGCAATGATGCTGCTTCGGTCGGCACCGGCCGCGTCCCGCCCTCTGCTGTACGGTCAGGGTCGAGAGCTCGAAGAGTTCACCTACGGCTTGACCGTGTTGATCAACGACGTCAAGAACCGCACAGGGGACGCTCAGAAGCGCGGCCTCAACGATATCATCAGCTATTTGCGCGGACAGCCCGTCTACCTGCTGACAGGGGCCGAGGCAGGAACCCTGACTCGCGGAACTTCGGTTGATTCTGGCGACGCGTTCTTCGCGATGCTCGACCAGATGCTGTCTCGACTTGACCCGGCTGCTCGGACGGCGCTCGCGGATGAAGCTTCTCAAGCACTGTCAGGAGACATGAGGGCCACGAAGTCGCTTAGCGGATTCTGGAAGGGGTACTCCGTCAAGCGCGTGGACGGCATGTCTATCGGTAACAGTGAGGGGCTGCTGCTGAACGATGCGTATCTTGACGAGATGACGGTAGTGACAGCCAAGGGCGACACTATCAAGCTCGATGGTCCGACGCAGGACATGCTCGGCGCAATGTTCGAGGCTCTTGAGGGGAGCCCCGTTGGCAACAACGTCCCGGTGTCTGACGCAACGAAGACGGCGGCAGCTCTGTTGATGTTCCACTCGGGCAAGTCGACGTTCACGAACAACGGCGTCGAGGTCACTATTGAGATGGCTCAGAGGCTGAGTGGAGAAGACACTGCGCTGGGCCTGCTTATGCGCGGCGCGTCCTTTGATGTTGACGGAACCACTGTCAATGTGCCGGGTCTCATGCAGGTGACCGGAGATAATGGCAAGGCTCTGCGTGGTTTGCTGGCTCTCGGCACCTACTCTGCCAGCTCTCGGATTACTGCGGACGCTGCGGAGATTGGTCTGGGGGTTACGCCTGGCCAGTTCCGGTCATACGCACGGTTTATGAGTGGTCAGCAGGCGCGGATGACGCCATCGCAGATTGACGAGGCGAAGGCCGTCATCGCCAAGTTCGGCTTCTCCATGGACTTTACGAAGATCGGCTCTCGCCTGGGCTCTTACTACATTCCGCGCCCGGCGCTTAGCAAGATCAAGGGTGCGCTCAACGATGCCGACCGGCTGCTCAGTCTCCGGTCTTCCGGCGACGGAGCGACGGACGTAGTGTCTCAGATGGTGGCTTGGTTGTTCCAGGTCACCAACACCGAAGCCATTTTCGGGTCGCTCCTGCCGAAGTCAACCTTCCGCACTCCGTCGTTTATCGACGCCGTTGCCGGCGCCATGTCTGTCGGCGGCGGTACTCCTGCAATGACGACAGCTGCTCGCATGAGTGCGGGTACCGCCCTCGGCTACGGCCTGGGTATTCCTGGCTTCCCTGGGTCTGAGTTGATCAGCGCTGAGCGCATGGCGGACATCGCGGATGCTCTCCCCAACGCCGTGCGAAAGAGGTTGCGGAGGAGTCTCGGCGGCTCTGAGAGTTACCGCCTATACCCTGATCCGAAGAACCCCGGTAAGTTCATCTCTTCCGATGAAGTTGTCCAGGGCATGAAGTCGTCGCTTCGCGAAGCTGCGGTGAGGCAAGGCGACGCTTTCGCCAAATCTCTGACCGAGGGGATGTCCGCGTCGAAGCACCGCGTGGAAGTTCTGCCCATCATAAACAACGACCCGCAGGCCATCTTCGTTCTTAACGGTTCGCCCTACCGTGCCTCGGATTTGCGCCGCATCTTCGTCCGAAACGGTCTTTACAACAACGCGTTCAAGGGCGTAACGATGTTCCTGCGGAACGAAGGCGCCATCGGTTTCGGCGTTGACGGTTTCGGCAAGGAAGACCGGCTCAAGAGTGCGCTTAGCCCCAGCAACAGCCGTGCCGTAGACTCAATGGTGAGTGTAATCGAAGGCGCGGGTGCCTCCCGGAGCAGCGAGCTGGTGCGTGACGCGTATCACATGGGTCGGAGCGGGGCGTCGCGAGTGTTCGAGCACGGTCTCGAGTCGATGGATGCGTTCGCTGACCTTGAGCGCACGGGCATGGCGGTGTCCTTCATTGAGCTGGGCGTTCCGCCAGAGCTCGCTGCGAAGATGGTCGTCAAGGCGGTCTACGACTACCGAGGGTCGCTGACGCGGGCAGACCGGACGCTGTTCAAGCGCGCGTTCATGCCGTTCTTCGGCTTCCAGAAGAACGCGATGGCGCACTTCACCGACCTGCTTGCTTCTCCTCGTGGCCGGTTCTTCGCGCGGGTCATGGGGCGCATGCCGCGGATGACCATGGAAGCACTCTCGACGCTGTACTTCGAGACCGTCGTTGGGCCTTACGGCGTCAACACCACGGCCATGAACGAGGCTGAGATCAATCTCTACTACGAGGCTCGTAGTTTCTTTGAGCTGGGTCTCGGTGACGATGTGTCGGCGGAAGACCTGTTGGTCTACCGAGAGATGCTGCCAGAAGACGCGAAGGACATCAGCGACGAAGAGCTCATGGACTACAGTTTCGACGGCTGGACTGTCCGTGATGGCTACAACGGATACGACAACGTCCCTGAAGACATGCGCGCCACAATGCGGTACCTGCTGCTTGCGCGCGGCCAGCTTCGGGCGAATGGTCGGTACGTCAAGATGTCAGAAGCGGTGATTGACAGAGACCTCCGGCAGCAGTTTGTTCAGATGGGCGCAACGATGGCGGTTGTCGATGAGCCGAGCTTGTCGGCGCTGCCTGCCTGGGCGGCAAACCGCTACCCCACTGTCTTGATTTCTCCTGCCGTCATGACCAACTCGATTCAGGCGAGTCGGCGCGGGTCAAAGGGTATGGGGGATTCTGTCGGCATCATGCTCCCCGACAACTTCATCAACGCGGGGTTTGAGCAGACGGCCGCGACGTTGGCGACGGTGTACGCAGGAGCTTTCGCCGCTAGCGAAGCGGCGGATTTCGTTTTCTCTGACGGTACGCGCACCGAGGTTGCTGCGGCTATGCGCATGTTGGCCAACTCCGCGACACCGATGATCGACATCCGCGGAGGCGGGTCTCCTGGGATGCAGCAGCTCATGCTGCTTTCCGAAGTCGGTATCAACGACGGAGACTTGTACGTCGAACTCGACCCGTTCATCGCTCGCTTGATGGCGGGTACGCTGATTCCCATCAACTACACCGAGGGTGACGATGATCTCCGGTTCCTCGAAAACTTGGCGCCGGAGACGCGAGCGATGCTCAACAAGCTCACGCGCGTGAGCTCGCTCGGTGGACTCCGCGAAGTCGAGTATCCGTCGTTCGCGACTGAGGCTCGGACAGCGGTTGTCAGCGAAGAAGGCGGCAAGCGAGTCATCAAGTACGTCGACGAGGACTACGAAGAGCTGCAGGAGGCGTACAACTCTCGCCGCAAGAAGCCGTTTTTGATGGGTCGAAGCGCGCTCCTGTTTAAGGTCGGCCTACTTGGCCGCGTAAACGCGGCGTTCCTTCGCCTGAGAACGTCGCCTCAGGAAGACGCACTGGCGGCTGAGGCGAACTTGAAGAACGAGCTTACTCGTTTGGTTTTCAGCGTTAGTCGTTCCGCGGGACTGCGTGTCATGGCACCAAACGAGCGCATGACCGCGAGAATGGCTGCGCCCGATCTTCTGGTCGATGACGAATGATACACTTCCCGCAAGGAGACTCCCATGTCTGACTACAACTACGGCGGATGGGGCCACTACGGCTTCGCCGCGAACGACAACGGCACGATCACTGCCGCGTACACCGCGCTTTCGCTGGGCCAGGTCGCAGGCATTACCCGGTCTCAGGGTGTCCCTGACGACGCGCATCTGTACGACATCGTGTTCGAGCTGAGCAGCATGGTGACAGGTGCCGGCGCTCCAGGGAACATCTCGTTCTACCTGGCTCGTGACGCCGCGGGGACAAAGCCCCTCACGCCCATTCTTACGGCGCCCATCGTCACCGCACTTGGTGCCGCCGTCGCCACGGGTGGTGCTCACGCGAAGATCTCAGTCGACTTCCACAGCACCAGCGGTGTCGGCCCTACGGCCTACAACACGCTGCAGCTCATTGTGCGTCACGACGGATCAGCTGACAACGTCACCGCCGACATCTTCCTCAGCTGGCGCTCCTGAATCAGTCCTCGCCTTGGGCGAGAGCTGACCAGGAGGAGTCACTGTAGGAGACCTGCTGGTCGATGAGATCCAGCTGGGCATCAGCGACGGTGACCGTCTCGATGTCCGGCCGCTCAGCGGTCATGAGCTGCTCGTAGACGTCACGCCGGAGGCACACACACGGGGTCGGGATGCCGTCGATGCGGCGACTCCGTGTCGCTCCACGCGTCGTCACATTCAGCCAGTCACGGGCAGCCCACCGAGGCACGACCTCTTCGTAGACGTACCCATATCGGTCGAGAATGCCCTGCAGTGCGTGGGGCTCGATGCAGATTTCCGCCCACTCTGGCTTGCCATCTTCCCAGCGGCCAGCCCAGCCGTTGCCGGGGGTGCCCCTCTCAAGTGAGGCTCGGCTACCCCAGAAGCGGTGACGGTTCATGGTCGACCACGAGGCCGCAGCGATGAAGGCATCGCGAGCACGGTCAGCGTCGTTGGCTCCGTCACGGACAGCCTGGATGAGGAACTCAATGGGGTCACGCGTCGGGGTCGGAACTCCGAGCGTCTCGCAGACTGCCTGAGCCAGGTCCAGACTGGCGACGTAGGCGGCAAGCCGGCCACCGACAGCGGTGTTGGTGATGCCGGCGTAGCTGTCACGCCGAGTCTCGAAGGCTTCACGGAAGTCAGGCCACGAGTCCTTGTGGAACACGAGGTACTTGGCCACGCGGCGGCCAAGATGGCCGTAGTGCGTGTAGAGCCGCCCCCTGACCGTGTCTGCCACGACACGAGCAGTCTGGGCAGGGCCAGAGATGGGGGCGCCCTGGAGGGCCAGCACACGGGCACGAACGCCGCCGTCCTGAGTGAACGAGGTCAGTCGCTGCTCACCGGTCGAGAGGAGCACCGTGTTCCAAGTGTTCACCTTGTCGATACCTTGCAGCGTGCCCCGTCCTCGACCTTTGCCGGAGCAGAAGTCGTACAGCACGTCAGCGACATGCTGCTTGTTCTTGACCCGCTTGGTTTCATCGAGGATGAGCGGCAGACTGTGGAGGAAGCCCGCAGCACGTTCGACCCACACCTTGGTGCTGTCCCAGGAGTAGATGTAGCCCTCGTCGTCGTCATCTGCGGGGTAGCCCCAGACAGACGCGGCGACGCGCAGGCTCGTGGTCTTGCCGCTCGAGGTCTCGTTTGACCAATCAACCGCGAAGTTCGCGCACTTGACGATGTGCTGCATGACAGCGGCGACTGACGAGTAGATGGAGAGCATGGCCAGGGGATGGTCGCGAAGAAGCTCGACGACTTCGAGCCACCCTTCCCAGGTGCCTCCGGTACGCAGCGACTTCATGATGGGGTCCATTCCCTCCATCGGGAAGAGCTTGAGCTCCTGGTGCTTGTCGAGCTTGATGTGCCCATCAGGCAGCAGGAACGACCCGTCCTTCTGCCAGCCCAAGCGGTTTGCTCCGTTGGTCAGTGGGATCTTGTGCTGGTTGATGTCCTCGTAGGCAGTGAGCCAGCGAATGGCGTCAGCCGAGGTGATGGATGTGACAGGTGCGCCATAGTCGATGAGACCCACGATCTTGCGGCTGTCGAACAAGACCGACCGCTCGACCGTGTGGGTGCGCCACTTGGGTCGACCCTTCCCTGGACCAGGGGGTTCGACCCACGCCACTTCGACCTGCATGTGGCCGGTGTCGTTGTCTCGGCCGCGCTGGGTGATGATGATGGGTGCAGTCGCCACCTTCTCACGAGTGACCGTGCCTTCCTCGAAGTTGGCCTGGAGGGTGTAGACGCCCCCCAGGTCAACGTCGAATCCGTTGGGGATGAGCAGCGAGGGGAAGCCTTCGACGAGGTAGTCAGGCAGGTTCTCGTTCAGCGTGTTCGTGACACCCAGCTGCTGCAGCACATCCTGCTGCTGCTGCTGACGCGCCCGGCGCTGCGCTCTCTTGATGGTCTGAACCAGCTCACGAGAGCGAGCACCCATGCCGCGGATTGACCCCAGCTGCATGAAGAGCGCTTCGAACTGGAACTCGTGCGCGCCCCACTGCCCGGCCATCTGCTCGATCTTTTCAAGCGAGAAGAAGGCCGTGAAGGTGGGAGCGCGATCGGCAGACTCCATAGACTGGACGGACTCGACAAACTCTTTCAGCTCAGCAACAAGATCAACACTTTCGTTGTCGGACATCCGTGCTCCTTAGGACTGCGGCCCGATGGGTGCGAGGTAGTTGGCTGCGACCGTTGCCAGCCCGTCAGGCGAAGTCTCATCCTCGAACACCAGGTTGGGATGTGCAAGGCGGAACACCTGCCGCGTGGTCTCGACCCCGTGCTCGACGATGAACATGAGGATGTTGCGCTTGAGAGATCGGAACTTGCCGCCCCGAGCGCGACCGCTGGATGGTTCGTAGCGCTCTCGAAGCGTCCCCGGCAACATCGGCATGGCCTCAGTCACTTGCACGGCCTCGGCGGGTGCCGCTTCGGGCATGACGGGAGCAGCTACCCGTGCTGGGGCAGTGGTCACTTTCTTCCGCAGGTCGATGACATTCCAGCCGCGGCGGAACTCCGCATCGGGCATGACCGTCGAGGTCAACATGACCGTCTGCGGGATGTCCTTGAGTGACGCCATCACTCCGCCAAGGGTGTCAGCATCCCAGCCGCGGTCTTCCGGGGCCAGGATGGACAGGGGCAGCGGCATCATGTCGTCGAGAACAGCGCACATCGCAAGGGTCACGGCCACACGCTGCGCCTCGGACAGCCCCACCTTCAGGTAACGGTCACTGCCGCCGCCTTCGTAGAGACCGTAGTAGAACGAGTCACGCCCGTTGTCGGTGACCATGACTCCGAACTCCCAGCCGCCAGGCAGGTACGCCGTGACCTTCTCACAGAAGACATCGACTTGGTCTGCGAGCAGCTGAGACACGGCCTTCTGGGCCTGACGCTTGTACTCCGAGAACTTCTCGGCGCGGCCGTTGTTCTCTTCGACCAGCTTCTTGGCCGAGGTCAGTGTCGTCCACTTCGACAACGCATCCTGCAGGCTGGCGAGGTGTGCCTGTGCTGCGGAGAAAGCGTCGCGAGTCTCCTCTACGGACACGTCATTGCTTGAGGTCGTCGATGCCGGGAGTTCGTCGAGCTCGTTCTCGTACACCGCAATCTGCTCTCGCGTCCCGACCACTGAGTCTTTCAGGTGAGACAGAGAGGTTTCCAGCTTCCGCTTGCTCGACATCTTCTGGTCGAGGTCCTTGACCTTGTCCCAGTAGAAGCCGTGGCAGGCGGTGATGTGATCACTGCCCACGTTCGATGAGCAGATGGGGCAGTCTTCTGTGCCCAGGTCCATTGCCCATTCCAGAGCGTGAAGTGCCCCGATGCTTCCGCGAGACTCCTTGGTCTCGATGCCAACCAACTTCTTGAGAGCATCCTCAGCGTCGTGCATTCCTGACAGCAGCCGCTGTTCCTCTGTGCGCAACTGACCCAGCAGGCTGTGGAGAAGCTCTCGCCGCTTGTCGCTCTCGTTGGCACCGGCCGTCTGCAGGTTTGCCTCGTGGAGCTCCTGGGCCTCTCGGACAGCGTCTCGTGCGGCCAGGACCTTCGCCTGTGTCGGCTTGACTCCGACTTCGTCCAGCAGCTTGTCGCGCAGTGTGGCCTGCGCCTTGGCGTCTGCTCGGTACTTGCGGGCCATCTTGTCCGCGGTCTCGATCGAGTGAGTGAGCCGGTCAACGGGGACAAGGTCATCGTAGTTCTCGGACAAGGTCTTGTACGTCTCGAAGTCAGCGCGGATGGCTTGCTCGACGACGTCTTCGTCCAGGTCAGAACAGACCCAAGCCAGGAACCGCTGCCGCGCCTTCTTCGCAGAGCCGGTCAGAACCTCACGAACTTCACGGAGAGGGAAGTGGGGACTGTGCTGCTTGCTGGTGTGGGGAATGACCCACCGCGGACGGATGTGAGTCGGCGTCTTGATGCGGCGCTCGTCTCGCTTGGTCTCCCACTGACAGTGCTCGCCGTTGCTGAGGTTGGCACGAGCGAAGACGACCGACCCGTCATGACCATGCTGGTGTGCCAGGGTCATGATCAACGCAGGGTCGCTGGTGATGACGCGGCCCGCCACCTCTTCGGCGGCACCGCTGATGGCCAGGGCGACCGCTTGGACGACGGCGCTCTTGCCGGAACCGTTCGGTCCGACGATGAGGTTCTTCTTTGTGAGGTCGTGGCTTCGGGGGCTACCGTCAGCGGATTTGATGTTGAACGAGACACTCGTAAGTTCTGGGGTGCTCATGTTGCTCCTTGATGGGTCATGTCGGCCAAGCGCTGCGTGATCGCAGCGAATGGCTCTGTGTCGTAGTGCCAGTACAGATGCGGCAGCATCGGCACTGGGCGGGGCACAGGGGTGTAGAAGATGAGGGCGCTGCCCTTGGGCGCCCCCGTCGCGCGCTCACCGTCGGGCCTCACGAACTTGATCCGAGGGGAGAGGAAGATGACGCACAGTGCGTTTGGGCAGTTGGCCACCCACTTGCGCCAGTACGTCGTGTCGGTGTTGGCGTAGACCAAGAGCGCCACGGTCTCGCAGCCTTCGTCACAAGCCTGCGCGGCTTTCTTGAACCAGTGAGAGATGCCTCTGCCGTACGGCGGGTTGCACCACACGCGCTTGCCGTAGTCGGACCAGCGCACACGGAGAGCATCGGTCTTGGGGTCGATGAACGGGTCGACACGAGCTGCGTCGAGGTTCGTTGCGCAGGCGTCGAGGTTAAACGCGCAGACCGTATCGATTTGGTTGAAGAGGTTGTCGGGGGTCATCCAGTCGTCTTTACCCAGCGTACGGGTAGTCGGAGCAGTCACTCGTCACCTCCTTTGGCGTAGCCCTCGCTCGCCCATCCCCCGCCTCGCAGCGAGAAGTTGGTCTTGGATACCTGTCGAACGGTGCTCTCGAACCCGCACTTCGAACAGGGTTGATCTTTTTGAAGGTTTTTCAGTGAGACCAGGACCTCGAACTGATGGCCGCACTTCCGGCACCGCTGCGAGAACAGCGGCATCACTCTTCCCACCCGATGTAGCGGAACGTCGGCGTGTTCTGCCCCATCCAAGCTCCGCTGGTGTTGAACGAAAACCACTCAGCGGCGTCCGTGTAGCTGCATTCTCCGTCCTCCATGATGGCTTCAACGCACATCTCAGCGTCGTAAACGGCCACTATGAACCCAGGCTCTCTCGGCCATTGGTCCTCAGGGGTGTCGGTCATGCCCACGATGCAGGGGTCATAGACGCTGCGTGGTTCGAGCAGCAGCGCGTCAGGGTTGTAGTTGGACAGGGCTTCGAGGATCTCTTCGTAGGTCATTCCTCACCGCCCTCGTCGCGAACGACGATGCGACCCCACGCCTTGTAGTCATCACCGGGCAGTCGAGCGGTGTCCTTGGCTTGGTGGTACTCGTTCTTTCGGTAGTCCCACACCCAGGTGATCTTCCCCTCACGGAGGAACCCTTCGATCATCTCGAAGGTCGCACGGCCGCACACCGTATCCATCACACCAACGTACTGAGCCGGGCGGATGATGCCGTGGAACCGCGGAGAGCCGTCCCACAACCGGCCGCTCACGACCGACGGAGGCCAGGACTTCCAACCACCGGCATCCCGAGAGCGGGAACGGTAGTCGTCGCGTCCTGCCACCACGGTGATGGTGTGCTCTGGGTACGCTTCTCCCAGCCCCTCGGTCAGACTGTCTCGCCAATCGTTTACCGTTCCGTCCTCGCATACTCTGTCATGTGCCAGGAAGAACCTGTAGTCTTTGTCGTTGCTCACTTTCCCTCCTTATTGGCCACCGTAGTAAGCCGTTGCGTGCCTTTGTCAAACACTTGTATCACACTTCTGCCCAGGTTTGGCCGACATCAGCCTCGCAGGTGAATGGGACAGACCATCCTGGGACATCGATGGTCATGCACTCGGTCATCTTCTTCTGCGCCCAGTCCGCCAGATGCTCCGGCACTTCGACCACGAGTGAGTCATGGACTTGCGCGGTCAAGCCTGTGCCTGGTCCCCACTGCTGGAACGGGAATGCTTCAAGCACTCTCTGCTCGGCGACAGCCATGATGGCGGCTTCGCACGCGAGGATGGGGAAGTTGACGACCTCGTTCTTCTTGCCGTCCTGCAGGCCGCCGGAGCGACGACCGAACAACGGGTCTTCCATGTACCCTTGCTGGTCATACAGTTTGAGCATTCGGTTCCAGGCTGCCTGCCAGTCAGGCTCAGACTCATGCCAGACGCGGTCAAAGAACCGCACTTGGTTGAGGTCAAAGTGCAGGTAGGGGAGCTTTGTTTCGAGCTCGCCGTCTTTGGTGAAGCCAGTCATCTCGGTCGAGCGGATCACACTGTGCTTGGTCTCTGCCGCCGCCCAGTAGATCGAAGCGTAGCGATACGTCTTGATGAGTTCGCGCAGCTGGCCAGCCTTCCCTTTCTTCGAAGGCTTGTGCGTTGCCTTAAGACTGAACCCCTTTGTCCAACCTGAAGCCTGTTCAAAATCCTTTCCGAACAAGTCGTGAGCGAGCCAGCAGTGCGGGTCAAGGTTCTCTGCGAAGCACTCAAGCAGGCGCTGGATGTTCCAGTAGTTGGCGGTGACTACGAGGTGCGCAGCGCTCAGGTCGCATCCCACCAGCACGTTGCCGGGAGACGCACAGAAGACCGTACGCACACCACCGAGGTCCTTGCGGCTCGACTGGTTCTGCATGTTTGGTCGGCTCGAGGACAGTCGCCCTGGCGCTGTCGTGTGACTGTTCCACGTGGAACGGACTCGACCGTCAGGGTGCAGTGACCCACCGGCAGAGAGCGGTCGCAGGTTGTACAGCTGCGTTCCCAAGACCTTGGTCTTCACGCGACGGTACTGCCGAAGGGTCAGCAGGAAATCTCGCTGAGACTCAGTGATGTGGGGGCTGGCCATGTGTGCTCGGAGCACCGCGTCACCTGTGCCGGGCAGACCTGTCTCTGTGTAGAACTCCTTGGCGTCCATGCCGTAAGGGATGCCGAGGTCCCACTGGCCGTAGAGCAGGTCTCCGATCTGTCCGAAGGACCCAGGGTTGAACTCCGCGCCCTTCTTGCGGCGGATGCCGATGCGGTCAGCCAGGTCCTGCAGCTTCCCGTACAGCTGCTTCGCTACACCCTCGAACTTCGTGGTGAGCATCTCGACCTTGACCTGATTGACGTAGATGCCGTTCTGGTGCATCTGAACGCACATGTCCTGCCGGGCATGGTCAAGATGACGGAGCGTCCAGGGGGTCGAACTCGGCCAGGACGTAGGCTTTGCCCACTCCGGCAGCGGCCGACCCGCACCGTTCGAGTCCGCAGACCGACGCAGTGGCTCTGCGATGCGGGCGTTGACCACGGTGTCGTACTGGCAGTAGAGCAGCCGGCTCTTGACCGTCTTGCGTGAGGTCGCTGCTCCGTCTCCGCTCTCACTGGTCTCCCACTTGTGTACGTCAGTCAGCCGACGACCAGTAGGCTTGAGACCCTTGGGCAGGTCAGGGTGGGTGAAGCGAGCATCGAACAGTGTGTCGATGATGGGTGTCGGCTTCACGCCGTAGCAGTGCTCGACTACTTGGCGGTCGAAGTAGCCGACGTTGTGCCCGACCTTGGTCTTGCTCTCGTCGAGGAAGAACTCGAGGAGGATGTCGTGAATCTCCTGCGCCTCATACGGCAGCAGGTGCCGTACCTTCTCCCCCTTGACTGCCTGATGCATGAGCTCCATGTTGGTGTGGATACCCACCGTACGGGCAACCTGATGCGGCTTCTCCCAGGGCATCGTGGAGTTGCCGTGGATGTCGATGTCTGGCGTAGCGATGGCGAGGCAGTCGACCTGGATGTCGCGCACGTTGATGCCATCGGTCTCAAGGTCGTAGACCCAGAAAGGTGACGGCACTGCCAGCCACTCGCGCAGCTGGTCTGGCGTTGGCTGCGTCAAGAACTCTGGCTCACGCCAGTACAGCGCATCGTTGAACCAGCGCCACGCCTTGCCCAAGGTCGCGTAGAACTGTGGCCTCACGCTGGGGCGGTGCTTTACGAAGCCTGGGTCGTAGGTCGAGATGACCTTGACCATCCAGTCCGACGTGGACTGAGTCCAGTCAAAGGCTTGCCACGTCAATCGGCTGGCCTTGACCTCGCGCATGTCACCTTCGAGGTCGGACATGCTGGACGAGGTACCGAGCACGCGCTGGGCTGCCGTGCTGCCCATCGGGATGACGTAGCCGTAGTCTGCCAACCTGCTCTGCAGGTATGGGGCGCAGCAGTCTGCGGGGTGAGGCAGCTCCTCCTCTGCTTGACGCTTTGCTTCCGCCGCAGACATTCCTGCGGTTTGCAGCTTCTTCTGCGCGGCTTTGCGCTTGCGGCGAAGCGTCGCCTCCATCTTCTTCCACCCATCTCTTGGGGCGCATGACACCACGAAGAACAGGTCAATCATGGTGCGGTGTAGACCGTTCGCCTTGAGCGCACGGTCCCACTCCCCACCGTCCTGGCCGCTGAGCGGTCGTCCGTGGGTGACGTCGCCCAGGCGTGGTGCCTCAAGCACTGCCGCGACCGTGGTGGACTCGTGAACCTCGGGAGGTACCGGAGACCACTCACCGTCTGACAGACACCCCTTTGGGCCGAGAGGGCATCGACCACACTGCGCGCCACGAGAGCGTGGATCGAAGCTACTCATGTTCGCTCCATCGGCAGCGCCGCTTCAGAGGCTTACCCATGTGGAGCTCCAGCTCATGGTGTGCGGCGTACCGCTTGACCGCCTGGCGCAGTGCGACCACCTGTTTGTCCCACCCGATGCGGTCTTTGATGAGCCCGTACGAGAGCTTCTCAGTGTTCCGCAGGCGGATTGCCTCGAGAATCATGACCTCCCGAGCGAACACCCGCGGACGCTTGCTGAGGTCAAGCGAACCCAGGTGGGTGTAGACCTGCTTGCGCAGGGTCGACGTGTTGACGCCAAAGCTCGCGGCCACTTGGTCCCAGGTCTCTCCTGCCTCGACTCTGCTCTTGGCAGACCTCAGCTCAGGGAATGTCCAAGTGTGTCGCGGAGCCATCAGCCCCTCACAGGGGTCATGCCCGCGAGGAAGCGAGCGACGCTCTTGCACCACGTACGATGCTTCTCGTCGATGTAGATGACCATCAGCGGGTATCTCTCAGGGTCATCTGCGTGCTCGTTCACAACCATGCGAACGCGGTAGTAGTTTCCATTGCGGTGCTGCCACCGGGTACCTGGCCGAACTTCTTTTTCCATGCTGCTCCCAGAGAGACGCCCCCGCCGCCTTTTTGACGACGGGGGCGTTGTGTCAGACCGTGTTGTTACTCAGCCGCGGGGCGGAGGCGGGAAGCCTGCGCGCTTGGGCGGAGCCGGCATTGCCTTGGTGTTGCTGGGCGAAGCGCTCGCCGAAGTTTCACGGCGCCAGGGGAACTGGCGGGTGTCTTCGGGGGAGGAGCCCTTCTCTTCGTACGCGTCGAAGGCGTCCTTGTTGATGAAGGACTTGACCTCGCCGTACGCCTTGGTGCCCTTGGGGGTGTCCTCGGGGCGACCAAGCCATGCGATGTAGGCCGTGCGGCTGACGAGGTGGTCCGTGTTCAGACCGTTCTCGGACAGGTAGTCCTCGGTGATACCGGAGGACAGAGCGACACGCTTGAGAGCGCCGACCATGCCAGCGATCTTACCCTTGCGGGCATCCTCGCTCATCTGAGCAAGGGCCGGTGCCATCTCGCCGTCAGCGTTGAACGGGCAGCTGCCGATCTCGCGAGTGGTCGCGCCGTCGGGGAACTTGAGGTGGATGAAGTAGCTGAAGTTGCCCTGACGATCGAGGACTCCGCGGTCTTCGAACTTGGTGATCTCGACAGCGTAGTAGCCGGTGCCGGGGGGAAGCGAGCCGGTGTTGACTGCGCTGGTGACTTCGGGCGGGATGAAAAACATCTGGTGAATCCAGGTGAGAGTGATGATGGTGTTGTGGTAGATCCCAGAGACTGCTGGGGCAGCCGTCAATCAGACGGAGGGGGTGGAGCCTTGGTCGCAGCCTTCTTCGGGGCGGGCGGCTCAAGGTTCTCAAAGATGCTGCGGCTGCGCCGCTTCTGGATGACGCCTCTTGCGATGCCATCCTGTACGGCCCAGCGGATGTGGAGCTGAGGCTCACGGCCGCTACCCTTGGCGAACTTCTGCGCCTTGTTGACGCCGGCGTCAATGGCAGCGCTGACGTCACCTTCCTGCAGGGTCTTGGCGACAAGGTCGGCAATCTCGTCCTGCCACTCAAGGCCAGGGCGGCGAGACAGTCCGTAGTCAACGGCGCTGGCCCGGAGGAGCTCACGGACGTTGGGCGGGCTCTCAGCGTACGCCACACCGTTCCGGTCACCGGTCACCCAGGTGGTGTCCCAAGTGTCGACAAACAAGCCGTTCTTGGTCCAGGGGTCTGGGTAGTCCTTGTTGACGATGGCGCGGGCGTTGAAGTCACACCAAGCAGGGACACGCACAACCTGACCCTTGCTGCCCAGAGATGGGCCGCCGGGTACGAAGGTTCCGTCCATGCCCTGGCCGGGTGCCTGCTCGTGGGCCACGAGGAAGACGCTCACGCCGATGTGTCGGGCGCGCTCTGCCAACCGAAGGAGCTTGTCCTTCAGCTGCTGGTAGGGCCAGAACTTGTCGACCTTGCCGCTGTTTGTGATCTTGGGGTTGTCCTGCCAGACACGCAGGCTTGTCTCGCACAGCGCGGTCATGCCGTCGACACAGATCTCAGGGTAGTCCTCGACCAACCCCTGCGACTCGAGCATGTCCAGCAGACCAAGCAGGTCGACAAGCGTCCTGACCGGATGCTCATAGATCGTGGGCTCGAATCCCCACTCGTTTGTCGCGACGCTCTTGATCGCGTTCATCCCCTCGCCCGGAATCCACAGGGCGTTGGGGAAAGCGCTTGCGACCATTGAGGTCTTCATGCGCTTGGGCTGGCCAAAGACCATGCCCATGACCGTGGCATTCGCCATGGTCGCCTCCAGTGATGTTGTTGTTGTAGTGCCCCGAAAGGCCCGTCGACTGTAACACACTGGTCCCAGTCGACGGCGCCTGTTTGTTGTTTACAGTCAGGGCGGGTCTGTAAACTAACTCGACTCTTTCCTTATTCGTTGATCTCCCACCGATGCTGAGTGTCAGGCTCATGGGACCTGCGGATGTTGCGAACCCGCCCACCTGTCAGACTCAACTTTTCGGTAAGGAAATCAACCACTTGCTTGACGTTGAACTCCTTGCAAGAGAACAAGTCGAAGCTCACGTGACCACGGAGGGGCCACGTGTGGATGCTGCCGTGAGACGTGGTCAGAATCACAGTCCCCGTCACTCCCCCATCGTCCTCTCCGTTTTCAACCGTGGGATTGAGTGGTACCGAGACCATCTCGGCGGGCTTCAGAATCTGCATACCCACCATCACAACGAGCTCGTTGAGCAGCGCACTGATCAACTCAGGGTCGTTGAGGCGCTGCGAGTCTTGGGTCCAGGCGTCAATGATTACGTGCCTACCTGTTTTCATGATGATTACTCCGGGCCGTACTGGCAAATCTCAAACGCACCGCACTTACCGTAGCGGTGGTAGCAGGCGAGCTCACTCTGGGTCAGCTCCCAATCGCCCGGACCCGTTCGTCCCTCGGCGAACATCACGAGCTGCTGCGCCAGGGAGTGCGCCTTCGTGTAGACCTGTCGGGCAAACTGCTGGTCACGCCACGGCGTAGCCGGAACATGCTGCCGGCTCACGGCGTACGGCTCTCTGCGCTGCACCAGGTTGAGGACAACGCCCCCGAAGTTCGAACCGTACAGCTGTCGACCAGCGATGCGGTTGACGGCGAACTGTCCATCCATGGCGTACTGCTGAGCACGAGTCTTGCTCACGCTCCCGCCGGTCACCTTGTGGTCCCAGATGTATGTCCGCCTGTCCTGGCTGTGTGTCATCACCAGGTCGAAGCGCTTGGTGACCACGATGGGCTTGCCGTGCTGCAGCGCTGGCACTCCGGCAGTCGGCTCTTCAAGACCAGGGCAGTCCAGAAGCTCGGGCTCGGCGAGGTTCTTGTCAAGCCACAGTCCGAAGTCCCCCTTGTGATTCCGCCCTACGGTCATCTTGATCTGCATCTCGACACCTTCAACACGGTCCGAAACATACGGCTCACGCTGTCGGTAGCGGCGGAAGACCTCGAGAGTGTTGGCGATGAAGTGCGCCGCCTCCGTACCCTCCTTCTCCGCTTCATCGACCCATGCCCGCAGCCCCTCCTCAGGCGGCAAGAAGTAGTTGGGATCACTGATGTTTTCTCCCTCGTACTCAAACCCACCCTGCTCGCACCCAAGTCGAGCGTAGTAGTGCGCCAGGATGGTGTGGCCCATCGACCCCTGGGTCAGCGGGTCAGCTCCGATGAACTGCTTGCCCTGCACGTTGATGAGGAACCAGAGGAAGTCGCAGCTGAAGGCAGGCCCCCAGAAGGACCACCCCGACGTGCTGCGCCCGGTGTTGATGAGGATGGGGTTCACGGCTGCTCCGGGGGGTTGGGGAGGGGCTGCCAGAAGAACTGGCCGATGCCTGCCAGGGAAAACCACGACTCGTAGTTGAGCCACGCGCCATCGTCTTCTTGCTTGAGGCAGAGGATGTTGAACGTGTCGTGCTGCCACATGAGCACTTCTTCGTCGGACGGAGGCATGGTGCGCCGACTGTCGGTCCAAATCACGGCTGCTCCGCAAGCCAGTCTTCGTGCGCCTTCGCGCACGCCCTGGCGTAGTTGATGATGTCGGCAGGGGTCTGCTCAACCGAAGTCGCGATGACGCAGGCTGCTCCCGGCAGGTAGTTGGCCTTGCCGCTGGAGAGGTGGTTTCTCACATCGACCTTTGCTTCGATGTCGTCGAACCTTCCTCCGGCAGCCACACAGAAAAACAGAGTGCAGCACAACCAGACAATCATGAGAGCAATCTCTGTGGTGGTTCGATCTGTCATGCGTCTACTCCAAAGAGTGTGTCGAGTACCGATGCCTTCATGGCCTCGTGGTCGTCAATGCCGAGCAGCTTGTCGTCCATGCCCTGGTACTGCTCAGCCGCCAGGAACTCCTTGATGGGAGTGATCTTGTCAGCCAGGATGCCAGCCACCTTCTCGTCGTAAGTCTTCCTGGCGAGCACCACCTTGAGCAGCGTGGGTCGACCACCGATGCGGTCGAACCGCCCCTTCCACTGCTCGAAGTCTCCGGGCCGCCACGGCAGCATGGCGAAAATGGCGAGGTCTGCAGACTGCAGACCATCGACCGACTCACCAAACGCCTGGCCGGTAGCGATAAGAAGGCACGGTCCTTCGCTCTCGCGGAAGCTCGTGACCATGTCCTCACGGTCGCGCTCGTCCGTGCCACCGTGACCCCAGCTCATCGCGGGCATGTGGCCACCGAAGTTCTTCTGCTTGACCTCCTTTGCCAGAGCCTTCTCGATGTACGAGGCCCAGTCCTCACAGTCCTGGCGACGCGCCGTGAACAGCACGACCTTGCCACCACCGCGGAGACCTTCGAGCACTTCCTCGACCACGTACTTGCGCTTGCGGCTGGCCGCCTCCATGAGGTTCGCTTCGAGCGCACGCTCCTTGTCGAACTCGGTGCGTGTCTTGAGCGCCTCCTTCTCCGCCTTGGCGATGACCCGCTTGAACGCCGCGGGGCGGTTCTGGTCAGACGGCGAGAGCCACACGACCTGGACGCGGGTGGGGGGCAGCTGACCGTGCGACTCGGTGTGCGTCACCTCTTGCATCAGGTAGGCCGCGCGGTACTTGAGTTCTTCGATGTGGCTGCTGCCCTTGTCGTCGATGCCGCCGTACTCGCCCTCCTTCGCAGCGCAGTACCGCTTGGCGTAGGAGCTGAAGCCCATGCCGTAGGCGCCGGGGGCGAGCAGGTCGAGCTGACTCCACAGTCGACGAGGGCGCCCGTCGTCCAGCGGCGTGGCGGTCAGGCCACCCCGCAGACGGATCGAAGGCAGGCGGCTCACGTCCATGGCAGCAACCGCACGGGTCTCTCGCGTGTCGGTCTTGGTCCGACGCTTCTCGAACTCAATCTCACCGTTGCTGTTGAAGATGGCCTTCCACCGTTTGGGCTGACCAAAGGTGTGGAGCTCATCGAACACCAGCACGGACGGTGCGAGCTTCGCAATCTCCTGGGTGTAGTCAGGGAGTGACTGCGCACCGAAGACCACGAAGGGGCGGATGCGAAGGTCGACACACTCTGCGAGGTAGTCCTGCAGGGTCTGGTCGTTCTTCCGCATCTGACCACGAGGGATCACACGGTGAGGCTTGAGGTTGGTGTACTCCTGAACCTGGTCCCACCAGACTCGGCGGGCCTTGGCGGGAGCAATGACACACACCGGACCCTTCTCGGTCAGAGCAGACAAGGTAGACGTCAGCGTCTTGCCTGACCCGCAAGGGTAGACCAGCTTGAACCAGGGCCTGGTCGAAGCCCAGTAGACGCCACGCGCCTGGTAGTCGGTGATGAGGTCAGTCACGAATGACTTGACCTCGCCTCGGTTGACCATGCCGGCGACCACCTGCCGTCCGTACTCGGCCATGGTGGCCAGCGCTTCCTCGTCGTCAGAAGGCCACGCGAAGATGTCGCCCACGTTGATGGCGTGCTCAATCTGGTAGGTCACACCAGCTTCCGCCAGCCTGTGCTCGAAGAGCCACGCAGCGTTGAGGGGGACGAATGCCTTGTAGTAGTCGTAGCCGTTGACCGGCTCGGAGGGGTTCTCCCGAAGCAGCTTGGTCATGCGGTACCAGCGACGGTCATGTGCCATGTGGCCGTACGCCAGCACGCCAGGCAGCTGCTGCTCAATGCGAGCGAGCACGCTGCCGGAGCGACCTGTCGCTCGGTAGATGTAGTGGGGTTGGTCTTTGAGCGGTGAGAAGACGTCAGGCATCATCCCTCCAGTGAAGAGAAGTCAGAGTCGTTGACCAGGAGCGCAGCGACTGGACCCTTCCAGCCGCAACTCTTCCGGTGATTGCAGTAGGCGTTGAGCTGGCGGGTGGGGTCGAGCCACCACCACACAGCCTCTCGCCGACAGCGTGGGCACTCGACCAAGCGGACAGCGTCGTCACTGACCACGCCACCCAGAGCATGGCCGAGGTTCGCACGTGCATCGGGGTCGAGATGTAGTTGGCTCCTGTCTCCTGGCACTGGCATAGAGTGCAGAAGCAGGGCCGGTCGGATGGGCACCACGTTGTCCTCGGGTGCCCACTTCATGATGTCGTCAACACGGAGCAGCGGAGCTCTCACAATGCGGGACTCGAAGTGCCGCTGATGCGCAGGGTCCTCGAGGTCACACGCCGGCAAGACCCACGATCGTGAGATGTCCTTGCAGTGGCGGTCGATGGTTCGGCCGCAGTGCTCTTCCGCCCAGCGCCACGCCGCGGGGTACTCCTCCTTGCGGAGGTCCTGGTCGAGAGGCAGCACCACCCGGAACTTGTGATGCTCCGGGCGGTGAGACCATGAGGTGTGCAGGATGAGCGCCCACTGACCCCACGCTTGCAGCGCCTGGTCAATGGTCGTCCCATCGTCGTAGTCGAGCACAAGGCACGAGGCGCCTTGGGCGTTTGCCTTCTTGCGTCGTGGCGGCTGGAATGTCGCGGGGCTCCACTGCGGGAGCTTGCGCTTGTCCCATACGCGGAACGCCTCGCCGGGCTGGGCCAGCAAGTCCGACAGCTGGTCGAACGTCAGCTGCTGCGGGTGCGCCTCGGTCAAGAACAGGTTGTCGAACAGGCTGACCCAGAACTTTCTCATGCGTCCCCGGCGACCCCGGAGCAGTACATGCGAGCGGCATGCTGCACCTTTGCGATGGTGTCGATGACATCCTTCGCTACCTTCAGGTCGATGTCTCCAGCATCGCACACGGTGGCAAGTGCGAACGCCAGCTCCTCTGCAACCTGCCGATATGATTGACCATTCTTGATTGCCTCGTCGATGGCCTTGCTGGCCGGTCGGTAGACCTGTCCGTAGTTGATC